GAATCTCTATGAGAAAACTTCTTGGTCTCCAGTCACAATCAGTTACACTACACCATCCATATACACCTTCACGCAAAAGACCTCTGTGAAGCATTTCAATATAGATGTGGTGTCGTGGTAGGTACTTGTTTAGAAACCAAGCCACAGAGTCTTCTGCGCGTCTCTTACGAGCACCATATCCTGTAATATCAAGGCAGTACATCAGAACAAAGATTTAAGGACAACTTCAGATACTTTTGATGCCCAGTGTAGAGTCCACACAAAAGATCCAACAAAAATCAGTCGGTCTAGGTTGGAGTACCTCATCAGTCTTCAGATTTCTTTGGCTACTATAAAACCTCACAGATCGCTCTGTGAGGTTAAGTGGACAGTTTGGAAAGTGTCCTAGAGTGGTGATGGAGGTAGTTCTATATTTTCAAGTCCAAGTTCTTCTGCTCTTTGTGGTAGATCACGAAGTTGTTGTCTATAAATTCTAATTGCAGTTTGAAATCCTTCACTATCGTGAGGAGTGTCAGGCAAAACTGCCCAGTCACTGTTTTCAAGTGCTTGATTTCTTGCTTGTCTTAATTCTTCTAGTGTATTAAACATCTTATGTTACTGCAGTAAAGGTTGGCATACTAATTACTTTTGCTTTAAAGTAATTGTTTGCTTGTGCAAAAAGTAATAATTTATCTGGAGTTGCATCATTCGCATTTGCATAAAGTGGATATAGAGATGTATAATCTGAATTATATCCAAGTGAAGTAAGAGAATCTGGTGAAGTTAGTCCAGTGATTGTAAATCCAGTTGAATTACTTAATGTTGCTTTTATTAATGGAGAATTGAAAGCAAATGGCGCAATTGAACTCAAAGAAAAAACAAATTCATTAGTTCCCGTACAAAAATGCAATTTAACATAATTTCCAGAGACGTTGGTTGGAACAAAATTACTTATTGCAGTTGAAGTTATATCCGTTACGCTATTGTATGAAGCAAATCTAAAAATTTTTCCAATTGAATTGCAATAAAGAATTACTTCTCCGTTTGCCATTTGAAATCCATACATTTGACTTTCAAATCCCGAAACTGCATAATCAGCATTTAATCCACTTGCAGAAAATGCTTTTATGTAATACGTTGATGAATTGACTCTATAACTGATAAATCCAATTGCTTGAGTTCCTGATTGATATACACCAGGTTGTGAATACATTTGAGCTGGATAAACGGTCGAAGTATCTGAACCAAGACTTACAATATTACCAACAGTAATGGTGCTTCCATTTGTAGAACTCAATCTATAATGTGCTCTACTACTGTTGTTTGCATCGTATCCAACAGAAGGAATAAGTCCACTATTGATAGCAGTTGGCAATGTCATGTAGGTTCCATTTGTTACGTGGTCTGCATTAGTATTAACTTGTGCAGTATCACTTAATGTTCCATTTGCATTAACTATAAACTTGAAATATGAAAAAGTATATGTTGATGTTCCTGGTATTGCATTATGTCCACCAGCAAATATAGCACCAGTTCCGTCTGGACCCACAAAATGTGTTGTACTATAATTACCTCCTACAGAAGAATTACTCCATGCATTAACTGCCGTTCCTTGAGTAATAACACCTGTTGTTCTATCTACAGTGATTGGATAGACTCTATATCTGGTTACGGTGCTTGATCCCTCAGCTCTAACAATAAAAAATGTATTTCCCTTAGTTCCTCCAGCAGTTCTTGCTGTTCCAGAATATGCAAGTTGTCCGTTAAATCCAGAATCATTGGCGACAAATATTGATGAGTATTGTATAGGTCTTGTTGCAGATGCTCCTCCTCCTCCACTACCACCTGCAATACTAATATTTACTGTTTTAGTACCAGCATTATATGAAATAGAGTTTCCAGTTCCTACAAAGTTTAATGCAGTTACAACTCCACTCGTAACATTAGTACCAGCAGATTGGATACCAAGAGTTATTCCACCAATTGAAGTTACTACACCTGTTACATTTAAATTATTGAGAGTAAGTCCGGTTGAATGTAAAGCATTTCCACCTACTCTAATTCCATTTGTCTCATGAATTGTGACTGCTGAACCTACATTAATTTGATTTGTATTTCCATCAATTGTTACAGTTCCTTGACCGACTGAAAGTACACCAACAACTCTTGCATCACCATTGACATATAAAGTTGTTCCTGACGAACCAACAGAACCGACAATTAGATTTGACGTAGAAACTGTGCCATTAACATCAAGTTTTACTCTTGGAATTGTACTTCCAATACCAACTCTATCATTACTAATATTTACGAAAATATTATCATCACTAACTAAGTTTGCTGACTGTCTAGGTTTTCCCATTTATTTTTCCTTCAGAAGTCTGATTTCTTCTTTCAAAATATTTATTTGTTCCTGTTGATTTTTAACAGATTCGATCAATAACCCAACTAATCCATTATAATTTACTGTTTTAGATCCATTATTTTCTTTAATGATCTCTGGAATGACAGACTCTACTTCCTGTGCAATTACTCCCGCAGATTTTTCACCAGTTTCTTTCCATTCAAATAAAACTCCATTGATTTGAAGAACTTTTTCTATTGGATTTTCTATAGTTTGAATATTATTTTTTAGTGTTTTATCTGAAGTTGAGTTAAAGTCTAATGCAGTACAAACACCAGATATATTTGCTTGTGATGCGACAATTGATGAGAATGTTGATGCACCAATAATATTCAATTGATTTGAAGTTAGTGTCCCAGAAGAAGGATTAAATTCAAAATAATCATTTACAGTCGTAATATGTGGACTTACACTACCAATTCCAGATACAAATAGTGGATAATAAGTTCCATTTGTTGTTATTGATGTAACACCAGAAAGTGGTCCTTCAGGCCCTTGAGGTCCAGCAGTACCAATTCCCATTGTATATTCAACAACATCCAAAACATCACCTAATGATGCTGCCTCTAATAGAGTAATACTTGTTCCATTATTTGCTATAAATTCTGTAGAATTTAATCTTATACCATTTAAAAATACATCAATAAAACCTGGTTTGTATGTGTAACTAAACGTTGTCTGTCCTGAAGTTGCTGTAAAAGTTCCTGTTGTTTTGCCTGGAGTCGCATCTGGCTCTGGTATATTAAATGGTGCAGCATCGACCCATTGTGACGAAGAACCATCATTATAGTAAATGAAAGTTCTTCCAAGATCTGAACTATACCAAAGATCTCCTTCTGATGGACTTGTTGGTGGTGTTTGTCCAATTGATACTGATGCTCCTCCCCCACCACCACTTTCACCAGCAATACTAATATCAACTGTTGTGCCATTGACAGCGAATGTATTTCCTACACCAATAAAGTTTAATGTGGTAACTGGCCCTGAAGTTATTGAAGTTCCTGCAGATGAAATACCTAGATTAAAACCACCAGTTGCTGTAACAATACCAGTTACATTTGTACTACCTACAACTTCTAATACAGTATTGTTCTCTGTGTATGAAACAATACCAATCTTTAATTCTCTTTCTCTACCGCTCAGAAACTTAGACATATTAGTTCAGCGTCTCCAGTACACTTACGATACACTTAAGATTGCTTGCATTGTTTCCTGATAATACAAGAACATCACTCGACTCAAGAACTAACTTTCCATTTGTGATGCTTACTGTATCATTTGCAGAAACTGGAAAATTTTTTACAATCTCTGTGGTGACTGCTGTTCCTGTCGTTGATCTTTGATGAGATACAGTCACTGTATAAGTTTCTGAACCAACATTCGCAACTTGTGCAAGAAGGACAATACTACTATATCCAGTTGGAGCAGTGTAAATTCCAACTGGTGATGTGGATGCTACTTTAGTGATTGTTTTGTAAGCATTTAGTGCAAGAGCCATTGTATTATCCTCCTAGTGCTAAGATGAGTGGCGTTACATTAGCATATAGACTTCTTGTATATGCTGTTCCTGAAATATCACCAGTGCTTTGGTTAATTGTAACTCCATCACCAATTCTGAAGTTACCTGATTGATCTGTGGATGTATAAACAACTAATCCACCATTTCTCATATCAATTTCATTTGCTTGTATTGCAACACCACCTGTAGAAGGTAGAGCATTTGCAATTGTGACGCCAGAACCAATGTATTCAAAAGAATGACCTGATGCAAGAATACGACTTTGCTTAAAGATTGGAACTGTTGTGCCAACACCAACAGCATAAGGTAAGTTCTCAGTAATGGTAATTGTTGAAATTCCTGCTGATGGTAGTGTTGCACTTTCAATTGCATAATATTTTGGTTTGGTTTCGAGAGAAAGAGTTAGTCCAGAACCACCTCCACCAGTAATTGTGATGTTTGGTGTAGTTGTATAACCTCTACCAACAGAAACAATATCAACAGAAGTAACAACTCCATTTGTGATAGTTGCAACTGCCTGTGCTCTAATTCCCCAACTTGTTGATGGTGCATCAACTGTTAATGTTGGTACTGAAGTATAACTAGACCCACCATTAGTAATGGTAATCTTACTGACTTCATAATAAAGTTGCCCGAAATATGCAACTTGTCCATCATAAGGACGATTTGTTCCTACTCCTGCGATTACAAAAGTAGAACTATTTGCATCTGCTGCTGTGGTTACAATACCAGTATATTGAACTGATCCAACACCATCAGCAACTAATCCATAGTTTCCAAATGAAGAGTTAGAGTTTGTTAGATCACATGCACCACCAGAACCACAATAGATTGCAATATCATTACAAATAGTGAATAGTGATACTAATTGACCATATCCTTCGTTTGTGATTGATACTCCGATACCACCTTGATTATATTGTGTATAACTATCAACTACAATGCTTTTTGTATTTCCTGAAGCATGTGCTCCATTGATTCTGACACCTGTACTATTAGGAATAAAGTTAGTGCAGTTCTGAACATAAGGTGATTGTGTGATGTTTCCTGCACCTGATGGACTAAATGCAACCATCGCACCAGTATTTGCTGCACCTACGAATGATAAATTTGCAATGTAATTACCATTTCTTACATAAAAAACATCGCCAGTATTTGATGGAGTAACTGTGACTTCTCTTAAACTATCTCCAACAATACTGACCTGTTCTGGTAGAGTAATTGGATTATTTTCTGTATATGTGCCTGCACTGACTTTGATAACTGTTCCTGTTATAGAGATTGCAACTGCTCCTGCAATTGTTGCTTTTGCATCTCCTAATTTCTTTCCAGTATTGGTGTCATTTCCATCAGCAGTTACATAGATTACATTTGTAACTGTTGCACCTGCTCCTACTGGTACGATGTCTGTTCCAATACCCGCTCGTTCTCTGCGAGTATACAGTTCGCCGTCGTAAGTGTTAAGAGCTAATTCTCCAAGATTAATATCTGATGTTGTTGGTTTTTTTCCTTCAACAGAAGATCGTTTAATCTTAATAATCGGATCTGCCATTCAATCCTCTCATGGGTGGTATATACCGTATAAAACTCTTATATAAGAGTTTTTATTATTTATTAAAAATTATCTGACGATGCTTTTGTTGTTCTCTTTGGTTTTGATTTTTCTATTTCTTGTTGCAAAACATTAACTTTTTTTTGCAAATTTTCAACTTGAGTTTCCAATACAATATTTTGATTGAATAACTCAAAAGATTTCTGTTGGTATTTTGCAAGAATTGTTTTCAAATCATCTTCAGACATAAAAAAAGAGGAAGATAAACTTCCTCTTATTTAGAATATATTAGTTGGATCAGAAAGTTCCAGCGTCAATAGTAATGTTTTCTAGTTTTCTTGTTGAACCAGAGCATGATATAACTTGTGATTGTCCAGCACAATCATTAACCCACAATGCTCCAATCTCAATAGGAGCATATGCAGTAAATGTGATCTGTGGACTATCGTTGTTTGTACCACCACCATCAGAAACTTCAGATGCAAACTTAAATCTTGCATCACCTTGTTCCCAAACAACTGCAGATTTCTTTGCAGAAGTTGCATGATAGTTGAAGAGAACACCTAAATCCCAAGTAGTTGCAGATGAAGGTGCAGCACCATTTACAAGACCAAGTTCAATAGTTCTATCTTCGACGGTGAGTGAAGATGTATTAACTTGAGTTGTAGAACCATTTACATAAAGATTTCCACTAACGGTCAGGTTATTTCCAATCGTAACATCATTTGGAAGACCAATTGTAATTGACTGACCAGATGCTGCTGTTTCAATCTCGTTTGCAGTACCAGAGACAGTTAATGTTTGTGATGTAGAAACAGAACCAGTTCCACTATCACCAGCAGTAGAAACTGTTAGATCAATCGCACCAATTTGTGCTCCAACATAATCAATAACTGCAGCTGATGTTGGAAGTTGAGTATCACTATCATTTGATGCAATTGTATCAGTGGAATCTGTAATTGCACTTGCAGCAAAATCAGCAACTTCTACATTGGAAAGTGAATTGCCAGTTCCATTTGCATCAAATGTCTTATTAGTTAATGTTGCAGACGATGCTGCGGTAATAAATGCGGAGTTTGTGTTGCTATAGTTAGCAAGATCATTATCAACTACAAAATCAATCGTACCATCGCTATCTTGATAAGTGACGGTAATTAAAGTTTCTGTATTGCCAGTGACCATTGCACCAGCAATATCTTGAATTCTTTCTGCGTTTACTGTTACATTTCCTGACGAAACTGTGAAGTCAGTTGAGTCGAAAGAAGCAATACCTTTATTTGAGGATGTTGCATCTTCTGCGGAAATTGTAATAGTGTTATTAGTTACCGCAGTATCAATACCTTCTCCACCAACAAAAGTGATAGTAGAACCTGTACTTACAGTATCTGGAGATCCACTATCAGCAGCAATATCAAATGTACTTACAACTTCTGCCCAAGATAAATCACCTAAAGCATTTGTCTTCAGGAAATAACCATCTGTTGCTGTTGCTGGGAAGGTATAAGTCGTAATACCAGCAAGAGAATCTGGTGACTTGAGAGTAATGTATGAAGAACCATTTGAAGATCCTTCAACAAGATTTACTCCACTACCAGACGAAGATGCTTCTCTCGTCCAATAACGATGTGAACCAAAAAACTTGTTACCATTAGTAGTACTATCAATACCTACATAAAGTTCATAGGTATCTGTTGTAAGTGCGGGTTCACCAGCCTGAAGAGCAGGAAGATTAGCAAATGCACCTCTCTTAAACTGAATTACGGGAGAAGCCATTTCTATTTACTACTTAATTTAATATTATTTATTTGTTAAAAAGTTCCCGCATCAAGATCAATCTTATTATCTAAGTCAACATCCAATTGATTAACAAAATCTGTAGGTAAATTCGAATCTTCTACTGACTTTGATAGAACAAAATCAGGACTCACTGCTTTGTATTTTTGTGTTGCTGCATCATACATGACTAAGTAACTATCTTGAACGTTTGATGCATCAAAATCAGATAGGTCTGAGAATTGTGCTGGCACTTGAACACCTCCAGATAAGGTTCTTACACTATAATTATCTGGTTTTTTTAGATTTATATTAAAGGTATTTAATGTTTTAGCGACTTGAATATTCATACGGATACCGTGTCTACTGCTAATACCATTCCATCAAACACTTTTGTAATTTTTCCAGTACTAACATTTGTAATAATCACATCATAATAATTTCTACCAGAAGAAAGTGTAGATGTAGTTGTTGCACCCATTGAAACTTTAATTTCGCCAGTTGCCACAGTGATTGTGGTCGAAAATGATTTATATGCAGCTGCAGTTGGATGCTTTCTTATTTTTGATGTTGCACTATAATTTGCTAATGAAAAAGCAGAACCATCAGAGTTTGTAACTGTAAAGATTGCTTCGAAATCAGTACCTTTATTAATAGTTAGATTTACTGCTGGAGCTGTCATTGGTTTTTTAAGTATTTATAAATCTAAAACCAACTCCCATCCATCACCAATATTTTGATATTGTTCTTCGTTCCATTTATAGACTTTTTCATCATTTGGATATTGTATTGGTGCTTCCCATGTTAAAGTATTTTCATCAAAAATCCAAGAATCAAATGGTTTTGGTGTAATAAAAACATCTAAATCTTCTCTATAAGTGTCTCCTATTCCGGCATACTTATTTCTTATATTAGAATTATATGATGTTTGAATCCATCTAGTATTATCTCCAAAGAGAGATTTGCAATAGTCGATTCCAACTTGTTCACATTCATTATCATTGGAATCTAAACAATCTTCATTACGGACTACTATAACTCTGATTACTTTATTGTTGTCGTCTAACTCTGCGAAGTGTGCCATAGTAATTAACTGAATGTAATTGATCCACTACCCGTGTAAACAAATACTCTATGTGTTGGTGAGGAAAATACTGAAGCGCCAGGAGCAGTATATGAAAGTGCTACAGGTGCCCTAAGAAGAACAATACCAGATCCACCACTTCCTCCTCTACCTGGTCCTGGACTTGACCACCAAGTAGCGCCGCCACCTCCTCCCATTCCTGCAGAACCATTGGATCCAACCGGAACTCCGGGACCAGCTCCAGCAGCTCCACCGCCGACTGGTTGTGCTGGAGCAGAAACGTTTCTTCCACTTCCGCCACCACCACCGCCACCACCAGCAAAGAATCTTCCTGGAGTTGGACCGGGTGTACCATATGAAGCAGGAAGTTCTGGCCATGTTACGCCTCGGCCGATCCCTCCTTGGCCAGCAGTTCCACTTGGGGAAATTGTTGTTGGAGCACTGGTTCCAGTTCCTCCGGCACCACCGCCACCACCACCGCCATAAGATTGGCCGCTGCCGCCAGGGTTTCCTTGTGGAGGAGAATACGGTGGAGTATTTCCAGATCCTCCACTACCTTGAGATCCTCCACCTCCACTGCCACCTGGATGTTGCGAAGGATCACTTGAAAAATATCCAAATCCACCACCGCCACCTGTAGAATCAAGAGCACCAAAGCTAGAACTATTTCCTTTAAGTCCATGATAATAAAGACCACCAGGAGATCCAGGACCACCAAATCCACCACCTGCGCCAACAGTAATTGTATAAGGAACGCCTAGAACCACATCGAAAGAGTCGTTTCTAAATCCACCTCCGGCACCTCCACCACCAAGTTCTCCACCAGCACCACCTCCACCACCAATCAAAACATATTCGACAACTATTCCACTAGGAGATACTCCACTACCTTTTCTTCTACCTGAAGAACTGAATTGATTATTATTAAAGGTGATATTGGTCAAAAATGGCATTATCTATAACCTCCGTTTACATTACCTAAAACAATATAATTTGAAGTAGTTGCAGCTGATCCAATTGTATTGATACCAACAAAACTGTAAATATCATAACCAGTAGAAGTTGTTACTCCAGTTAATGCGGCACTTAGAGACCCACCAAACCACAAAATAGTTTCTGAAACACCATTCAAAGTTACTGCAGTACAACTTCTTGCAGTTCCTGTATTTTGTACGATGACAGAGAAAGATAGTGAATTATTATTAAAATTAGAGTCTGTAGGAATTCCTGTTACATTAAGAGTAATATTTCCTGTTGGATTTGTGCAAATAGCAACGTTTCCACCACCAGTATTATAAACTAAGTTAACAGTATTTCCATTTATAATTGTAGTTTTTTCTGCAATAGATGTTAATCTAAAATCTGCGGAAGTAGTAATTCCAGTATTATTGATACCACTTACAGAAATATTTGGTGAACCTGTAAGATTTTGAGAAACCGTTGCAACTCCAGCAGTTATTGCATAAGTTGCAATTCCAGATGTTGTTGCATATGTTGCATTACTTGCAGTTCCTGTTAAATTACCAACAAAACCACCTAATGATGTCGTTATACCTCCGGCATAGATTCCATTACTTACATTAAGTCGATTTAAATTCTCACCATTGACGATTGAAATTGAAGATACTCTATAACCAATTGCTTCAATTTCATCTCCAAGTTGTGCAGCAGGAGTTAAACTGAAATTAATTCCATCAGTTGCAGTATAATCAGTTGAACCAAGTAGTTTTACACCATTCTTATAGATATCAAGATATCCAGAAGTATATCCATTAATGAAGACAAATGATGTTTGAACACCTATTGGAAAATATGTTTGTCTAAAGTAGACATCTCCTGTAGAAACACCAACAGGAACTGCCACACCAAGTAGAATTCCAGAGAAACTAAGTCCAGATACAGGTGCATCTGAAAAAATAATATTACTTCCGGAAATTGTATAATCATCAGTGGGATCTTGAACTACACCGCCAAGATTAATAATAAGCGATTGTGGATTTGCTGGAGTTACTGAAATTCCTAAAGATGTTAATGGAAAAGTTTGAGTAGTTCCGTTAAAAGATGCTGAAATATCATCTAGAGTTCTGATATTACCTGAAGAAGATGGTGTATAACTTATCCATACAGTTCCATTCCACTGGTATGAAAAACCAGATGTAGAATCTGTATAAACTTGATTAAGTGTAGGACTATCTGGAAAGTTAAGTGCCATTATCCGTCTTTTTTAGATATTTAGGTGCTTGAGATACCTACTGGTTCTTCTGGTAAAACAATATCCCATACTCCTATTTCAGTGTTCCATTTGTAATCAATACTGGATCCTTCTGGAATTGGTGGTTTTGGAATTTCCACTTCATCCCAAGATAAGGTTGTTTCATTCCATTCATATTCTATCGGATTTTCATGCGAAGAATTTGGTTTTGGAATAGGAGCGATCCAATTTAAACCTTGCTCATCTAATATGTAACCTTTTCTATAATTTGCTTCCATAAAAACATCATTTTTTTCATTATAAAAACCACCAATAATTGCAGTTCTATGTCTTTTTGGTGGAGGAGAACTGAACCAAGTTTGAACCCACTTTTTATCTTCTCCAAATAATTGTTTACATTTTTGAATTCCTAGTTCTTCACTTTCATTTCCATTTTCATCTAAAATTTCATCGTTAGAAATTTTAATTACATTAATCACTATATTATTTTCATCAAGTTCTGCAAAACTAGCCATTTCTTATTTCCTCCTTATGGTAATGTAATGGAACCGGATGAAGTAAAGCAATAAGTGTAATAACCAGGAGTTTGTGGAGAAATATTAGTGCCTCCAGGGAATCCTGTTGGCGGTGCAGCTCCAGCTGCGTTAACTGGCCATCTAATAACAAGTACTCCTGCACAACCTGATGTTCCGGGAGCTATAATAGTTGGACCTGGAGAAGATCCACCTGATCCACCAGATGCTATACAACTTGGTCCACCATAAGTATATGATGACCCAGTAATATTAGAAGTATATCCTGTTTCGCATCTGAAAATGCAAGTTTGTAGATACTGGCATACCCAAGGGCCATTCAGATTTGAATAATAAGAAGCATTATTTATCATTCCACCACCTCTACCTGATATAGTACAATATGATGTGGGCCCACTAGGAATAGGTCCTACAGTAAAACCAGGAGTGCCAGGAAATCCTCCACTAAATCCCCAAGGATTGACCATATAACGTGCATCTACATTTGCAAGTGGATATATATTTCCCCATATACATCCTGTTCCTTGTCCATTACACAAATTTAAAAAGGTACAAGTTGTACCGCAAAAAGAAACTGGTAGTGAAGTAAAATACAATCCAGATCCAGGAGCGTTTCCTGCAGATCCTGCTCCACCAGTTCCTCCAGGAAGTCCGGGAGCAATAGGTGGAGATGGATTGCATCCTCCTCCTCCTCCACCACCACCCCCTTCTACTCGTAGAGTACAGATAGGATTATTAAATGAAGTAAATCCACCATTTGATCCTCTTGCACCTTGACAAGGACCTGGAGAAGTTCCACAACCGCCGCCAGCGCCAACGCATATTGGATAAGTTACTCCTGGATTTATAAAATAATTACTTGCATAGAAGAATGCGCCCATTCCTCCAGGCCCACCATTATTTATACTTACTGTAGCACCATATGGACTTGGATTAGATCCCGTTCCACCGCCACCGCCACCGGAAATACCTAAAATTTCTACCGGAATAGATCCGCCACCAATATTAGTAGATCCGCCACCACCACCAGATCCAGAAGGAAAAAACTGACTAATTACTGACATTTAGAAAAACCTCCAACCGACTGATGAACTTGTATAAACCAATCTTACTGCTATATATGCTCTATCGAGGGTCATGTTTTCTGCAAGACCCATAATATTTACACCATTTCTTGCGATAACTGTATCTGTAAAAGTACCACCTACAGCAACTCCAACTTCCCATCCAGGTGAAGGTGATGCAGGTAAAGTGATCGTAATTCCTGCAGCAGTACCAACTCCTACAGCAGTGCAGTATTCACGATTTACTAGAGTTTTATTTGATGAAGTTGTAGTAATTGCAACATAAGCAACTCCACCTAAACTAGTAACAGTTGCAATTCCAATATTAATATTTGAAGTAGTAGTTAATCCAGTTGCTCGACCATTAAAAGTTGTTGCAGTCACAACTCCGGTAACATTAATACCATTTGCGGTTAAAATGCCAACCGGAGATATAAGTTGTGCTCTCGTTTGAGACATTATGAGTTTATATACTTCTATCTCTTATTTATATGAAAAGAATATGTGGATCATTTTCACATAAAATCTCCATGTTAATGGAAATCCTATATTCAGGATCATTTAAGTAATTAATTCTATGGTCTAAGTAATTTGGAAAAACAACAAGATCAAATCTATTTGGTCTATAAGAAAAAGTCTTTCCATTTAAGAAAAATTGAATGGATCCATTGTCTATAGTTGCAGAATCTGGAACATTAAGATAATACACTGAATTAATTGTTGATGTGTTTATATGGTTATGAATCATTCCTGGTCCATGATCCACATTATTACTACTATAAGACCAACACATACTAGAGTTATTTGGAAGAATCTTTAAATCATCAAAAAATTGATTTGATATATCAAAAAACTTTGAATATAATTCACTAAAAAAAGAAGTAGGATCGTAGTTAATTTTAAAACTACCACCTACTCCATGATGATTTCTTTTTTTATTTTCTAAAACAATACTCATTAATTCAATTCTTTGAGTATCATCTAGATTTAAAAAGTTACTCCAAACAAAAATTGGAAAATCAGAATTTATTTTTTTGAACATATTAATTTAAAACTTCTCTATAAAAAATATCATAATACCATCTATATTCATTAATGATCATATTTGATATATCTTCTCTTAAATCTGAAAAATGTTCTGGCCTTTTTTCAACCTTTGATTTAATCTTATGGCATCCATAAGGTTGATATGGATTATCATTATATGGTTTTTGATCTATTTCATCAAAATTGTGTTTGAATACTGGTAATTCTAAAAATTCATATATTTTTCCTATCTCTTCTACTGGATTGTCTAACAGTTTTTCATACTTACAGACAAAAATTTTATCTTTATATTTTTTGGGAATATCTATAATTTCTTTGAGAGAAATAAGTCCATCTTTTAAATAATCAAAGTTCAAAATATTATTGACCCTTTGCATTTGAAGATCAAAATTTAGTTGATTATAAAAACTTGCCTTATCTATGAACAAAGAGTTATTGTGAATTTTTTCAAAAGAGTTTACAATACCTCTTAAGTCTCTAATATTGATAATTATTTTTATATCAGGAAATACTTGAAAAAAATAATCTAAATCTTTTAACCAGTGTCTTGATTTATCTAGAAATATTTTATCACTTGGAGTAATATTTGAAATCCAAGCCTCTGTTCCTTTTCTACAAAATTCATAAAAACATTCACTTGCAGTTTCATGAGGTAATTGAAAATGACGTATGTTTGAAATCATAAATTCCTTATTATGATTCAGTAGATTTCCAAGTTCAGAATCATCTCCCAAATGAAATTTTGGATTTTGTCCCAGAATAGACATTAGAAGAGTTGATCCACTTCTAGGTAAACTAGTTAAAGGTAGTAAGATCATGAGTATAATTTTACCTCTTGATAATTTGAATTAGTTTCTTCATTTATTTTCTTTTTAATCTCAGATCTTTTATCGTTTGTTATGTAAACTTTACGAGCAAGATCAATAAACTCATCATCAAATTTTTGGATTTTTTCTAAATCACGAAGACGATCCTCAATATCCCACAATTGAAGATTTACTGATAAAAGATCATCCAAATAAGATTGTTTATAAACATTAAAATCTTCTGCAATCTTAATTAATTCATTTAATTCTTTATGAATATAATGATTGTTGGATTTTTTTGATTTGATTTGGAGAATTGTTATTTTATCAAGCAATTCTCCAATAGAAATTGGAACAAGAGGTAGATTCATCAACTAAATCCCTTATTTTCTTTTTTCTCTTCTTTTACTTCAGATTTATTTTTTCCTGCCTTAGAAATTCTTTTTACGATTTCTTTATATGCAGCATCAATCTCTTCGTCCGTAAAGGCATTTCTTTCTTCATTAAGTTTCTCAGTCAACATTGAATTGATATTCGAAACTCTCATCGGTCCTGGATGGAACTTAACTCCTTCACGTTTAATGATATGAAAAGTTTCTGGGTAAGAAATAGCAACTTCATGAGTTCCTGCAATTACAACCGATGCAGGAGTTCCAACTGCTTTTGCCATATGCTGACCGCAACTGTCGCATCCAATAAAATAATCCGCTTCTTGAATAATCGCAGCCCATGTACGAAGGTCTGGATCGGGTTGTAAAGTAACAACTCCTTCTTCATTGCACCACTCATTCATTGAGATCATAATATAGTCTTTAGTAAGTTTTTCACACAATTTACGAGCCATATAATGAGTGATGGATCTCATACTCTTATCATAAATCCCCATCTCGGTGTATTGAGATGTACTTCCATAAGGTTGAAAAACAATTACTTTTTTATTTGAATCCTTCTTAACGGATTTGACAATTTCCTTTGCACGAATAATTTCATCAAGACTCAATTTTAAAGTAAGATCAGGAAGATCGCTATGATCTTCGGTATTATTGATAGTACGATCAAATGCTTCTCTTAGAGAAATTTCATTACGATAAAATGCGGGAAGTTTATAAGGTTCTGGTGCAATAACCTTATCGGCATCCCAGTAATAATTCTCAAACATTCCTTTTGTTTCTGGATTGAATGTTCTTTGCTGAAGCTCAGGGATACTCCATGTCATAATATCCCATCCAGGAATCATAACATACCAATCTTCATCTGGATGCAATTTTCCATACTTTAAAAGTGCAGGAATAGCAGCAATAATACGACCAACTCCACCGTCAATGTTAATAATTGTTTTCATTAGAATTTTCTTACAATAAAGTTTCCAATCACAAGATAATCAATGTCCATATTATTAAATGACTTGATTGCATCTTGAGGTGATTCGACAATGGGTTCTCCATTATCATTGAATGATGTATTTAGAACAACAGGAATACCTGATACTTCTTTGAACTTTTCAATTAGAGTATTTACTTGTGGGTTTAATCTAGCATTTACTGTTTGAATGCGGCAAGTGTTATCTTTGTGAGTAATTGCCGCAATTTCATCTCTTCTGTCTTCTTTGACTGTAAGAGAGTAAAGCATGTGGGGAGAATTGAAATCTTCATTGAAATAATCTACTAAGTGTTCTTCGAGGATAATACCAGCAAAAGGTCTCCAATATTCACGGTGTTTAACTCTTTCATTGATAATATCTTTATTTTCTGCTGGACCTGGATGCATCAAAAGTGAACGAGATCCAAGTGCTCTAGGTCCAAACTCTGAACGATTTTGAAACCAACCAATGATCTTATTATCATTTAATTGGAGAGCTGTGAATTCACAGAGTTCTTCAAAGTTATCATATTTCTCATAATTAACTTGACTTTCTTTTAGTGCATTTTCAATCTCTTCTTCGGAATATTCCTTTCCAAGAAGTGCAATGTTTTCCGGAAGTTCAATAGGTTCATTATTTTTAAATTGTGCGAAACAAGCAGCACCAAAATGAAGACCTACATCATTCGGACAAGGTGGAATATGAATTCCTTTGAATAGTCCACTTTGTTTGAGAACACTATTTCCTAAAACATTTAAGAAAGAACCTCCAGAAAGACAAATATTATCTTCAAGATATGAATTGTTCTTGAGTTCAGTTACATAATCTAAAAGTGCTAACTCAAAGTTCTTTTGGAGAATAAATGATTTTTCATCTGCATTTTTAAATTTAAATGCTTCGGAGGGATCTTCAGAAAATGCTACATAAGGAATATCATCATAACAAAGATCTTTGGACATAGAATAAAGTCTATGCTCATTTTTGAATTCCATAGAACTTCCATAGGCAGAAAGTCCCATAATTTTTCCATCCCAGGTCTCACGATATTTCTCATCATATCCATCAATATTTTTTTGAACCTTTTCACAATAGATATGATGTGATAAACCATGATAGAAACCACCAAAGTTATTTGCACCGGAAATACCATTAAAGAAACGGAAAATACTCTTTTCTTTATTAAAGTAACCAATGGAGTTGGTTTCTGCCATGTAGGTTCCGTTAAAATTATGTTTAAATGTTAAGGAACCTGCACCATCAAGAGTTAAAAATGATCCTTCATTGAAGTCACAAGAAAACACTGCGGCAGCTGCATGACTTAAATGATGAGAAACAAATTGAATCTTTGCGTTCGGACAAAGATTAGAGATCATTTTTTCAATCGTACCGTCATACCATTTCTTATAGAACATGGTAACACACATTGAAGGGATGCATACTAAATCAACATCATCTAGAGTGATATTTCCAACATCCATGCAATATCCTATTGAACGAATAGGAAAGTTTCCATCATGTTTAATTCTTGATAATCTTTCTTCAGAAATAGAACAAATATGTTTTCCATCAATGAAGAGAGTGGCACCAGCATCATGGCACCATGTTGGTTCTCCAAATTCATTAAAGGATTTATCTGCTCTCCAATCAAAAGACCCATAAACTCCAAGTGTAATCATTCTTAACTCCTTTTATTATTTCATATCGCCTGCAAATTGTGCTCGATAACCATTTGCAAGAACATAATGGAAAAACACTTGATGATAGTATAAACCTTCTTTTTCTTTTCGTCTACCATACCAAGTTCTGGTATATTCAGTCGGCATTGGATCTCTCCAATGAGGTCTTTCACAACCTTTGTAAATCATTCCATCTCCTGGATTAAGAATTACAGAACGATTCTCACCCCTTTTAAGAACATTCATTTTTGTGTTTGGATTATCATAAGTATCTGGAGTTTTAATCCAAATAGGCCAAGGTTCTTTCAGATTAGTACTGATATGAACTGTGACTGAAATTTCACAAGCATCACGATCTGCATGTTTTGTTAATTCTTGTCCTGGAAAATAAAATCTATCGTAATAATAAGTATTTGCTAGTTCACTTCCAAGAACTTTTTCAAGTTTTTTGCGAATTTGAGAATGCGCAAATTTATAAGGTGGATAATAATAACGAGCAAGAGATCCTTCTACTTGCATTTCTAACGGTTCATGATGGAACTTATTTAACTTTCCAAAGTAGTTAATTTGTCCGCGAATCTCAGGAACCTCACAATAAAGTTCTTTGGGATCCCAAAGATTTTTAACTACCAAATAACCATTTTTTTCAAAATCTTCATTATTTGTTTTTGATGAACCAGAATTGACTCTCTCTTGAAAGTCAAGTTGTTCTTGTGTCATTCCTTCTGCCATACTTACCTCACTTCCAGCGCGGTCCAACTGTCCAACCAACAATACTCTTACGAACTCCTTTCTTTACTGGAAGAACACGATGCATTGCACGAGAATCAAAAAGAACAATAGTTCCTCTTTGTCTTGGGGCAAAATAATTTTTACCAGTTTCATCCATCAATTGAAAGTTTCCACCTTCATAATCTTCTGGATCAGAAAGTTGAAGAGAGAATGATAGTTTCCTCACTTTTTCACAATTTTCATTCACAAAATCTTGAAGAATTTCTCCACCGTGACCGCGATTTCCTGCCGATACTGGTTTATATTGTCCCGATAAACCAGCGTCGTTATGCCATCCATAATGTTCTCCTTCTCCATACATAGTATATTGAAGAGATTCTCCATCAATATTTGTTAAATCATAAAGAAAATTTTCACGATTGGCTCTTGTAACATAATGCCATAGAAATCCCGCAATCCAATGAGTTGTAGGAACCCATGCATTGCGAGCATTTCTTTTATCTTTATCTAAAACTCCACCATCACCACCTCCACCAACTCGCGATTCGTGAAGTTGTGGATCAAACTGTTCTGTTAAATCTCTCTCAATAATATCTACGATTTCTTTTGGAATATTGGTATAGTACCAAATACTTTGATATGCCATTCAAGTTATGATGTACTCAACGATATTATATATGAGAGATCTTAAAGTGTCAATTTAAGTTGTAGCAATACCTACTGGTTCTGGAAATTGTTTAAGCTCCCAAGATTCAGTTTCAGTACTCCACTGATAATAAGATCCTTCTGGTGCATCATCTGGCATTGGAACTGGTGGATGTAGTTGCCAATTAGTTATATCTTCATTCCAAATATAATATTGGCCTGCTGGTGCATCATCTGGCATTTCAACTGGAGCATCCCAATCTAATGTTTCTTCATTAAAAACCCAAGAATTATGTGGTTTTGGAAAAGAGAATACATCCAAGTCATCAGAATAATATCCACCAATAGATGCGAATTTACCTCTAAAGTTTCCATTATATGATGTTTGGACCCATTTTGAATTTGGATCTGTAAACTGCTTACATCTTTCAATACCCAATTCTTCACTTTCATTACCATTTTCATCAATCATAAATTCATTTTGAATTACAATTACATTAACAACTTTGTTATTGTCATCTAGTTGTGCGAAATGTGCCATCTTAAATTATCCTCCTTCTTATGGTAATGTGATGGAACCAGGACCATTAAACTTATAAGTGTAGAATCCAGGAGTTGCTGGAGAGCAATCACATCCACCTGGTCGTGCCGGCGCTGCAACTGATGCATATTGCGTTGGATATTGAATTATAGCTACTCCAGATCCACCAGATCCGCCAGTACCTTGTGTTGTTGGTCCGGCACCTCCACCTCCACCACCACCGCCAGTGTTAGCAGTACCATTACCACCAGGACATCCGCTCGGTGCTGCTGGTATTTGTGGATAATCTGGCGTTGTACCGTTTCCTCCACATCCACCACATCCACCATTAACAGAGATCCCTCCACATCCTCTTATAGATGTATAATTAACGCAAGGTCGCTGCGCTGCAGCAGTAGAGGTTATAAGATTAAAGTTTCCTCCACCTCCACCTCCACCAGCGCCATATGAAAGAATACCTCCCGAAATTACCGAACAATATGCATTTCCACCAGCCCCACCAGGCCCTCCGCCGTGACAGGAGTTGATGCACCCTACACAGGGACCTGGAACATATGGAGTTGGCGCGGGAGACTTGATCGATCCATTGGATCCAGTTCCAGCAGATCCTCCTCCTCCACCTCCTCCTATTCCACTGCGATAACAAGAATAGAATTGGTATGGACTTGGCGCTGGATATGCACAGGTACTACACTGCGAAGTACCTCCTGGACATCCTATTGCTTTTCTTATTAAGTTATCATTAACACTAGAGTTGCACAATACACCAGACGAAATACAAGAAGCAACTCCACAGTATACTGATCCGGAAGGAATTGCACCGATGCAACCACCAGGTCCAGGTGCTGTTGGAGTTGGACTAGGGCTAAAGCAAGAGAAACCCGTGGCACCACCACCACCACCACCAAGTGGTGATCCATTGTTGTAAAAGTAATCGACTGTAGCGCAAGTTACATCTGGTGCCAAAGAAGTTCCTGGGAATGATGAAGATCTTCCACCTTTAGAAACTACTGTAGAAACACCAACGATGGTTACTGAACTATCTCCGCCAGAACTAGATGTAGCTCCTCCAGAACCAATAGTTACACAAATTTGAGATCCTGGAGAAATTTGATAATTTGTAAATTCATAAACTTGACCTCCTCCACCGCCACCACCACCGGACGCAAAGTTTAAATTGGGAGATGTAGTGCATGATGCTCCACCAGCAGGGTTGCCGCCTGCTCCTCCACCTACTAAGAGAATATTAGTTCTTACTCCATCATTACCACCACTACCTGATGGAAAAAATTGACTTAAAACTGACATATCAGTAGATCCTCCAACCTTGAGTTGCTCCAGTGTAAATAAAATTCATCACAGCATATGCTTTATCGAGAGTAATATCCTCTGCAAGCCCCATAATATTTTGACCATTTCTTGCAACAATAGTATCTGCAAAGTTACCAACCGAAACAACCACTTCCCATCCAACACTTGGTGTTGCCGGAAGAGTAATTGTTTGGCCCGCCGCAGTTACAGTACAGTGTTCTCTATTTACTAGAGTTTTTCCAGTTGCCGTTACCGTAACAGTATCCCAAACTGAAGTAATAGTACTATCAAAAGTTGCTATATTTGCCAGGTTTCGACTGTTATCAATAACAGTCGTTCCCGAAATTTGAATTGCCATCTTCGTGTTTCCACTCGGCTTTACTTATCTTATTTATTACTCTTAAGTTCTTCAATCTCAGCAGAAAGTTCTTTTACTGCTTCAATCAAAACTCCAATAATACCATTATAATTTACCGTTTTTATATCAGAATTTGAAACAAGTTCTGGAAGTATTTTTTCAATCTCCTGAGCAATTACACCATAAGATCTTCTTCCAGTATCCTTCCAATCAAATGAAACTCCACGAAGTTGATTTACAGTTTCTAGAGCACTATCAATAGTGTTAATATTTTCTTTGAGATTGATATCAGATGTGGAGTTAAAGTCAACTGCAGTAACGATACCTGAAGAATTTACATTTGCAACATTAAGACTCGTGAGAGTTGCAATTCCAGCGACATTTAATGTACTTAGTGCAGTAACACCAGTAACATTTAATGTACTTAGTGTAGTAACACCAGTAACATTAAGTACATTTGCAGTAGTAACACCAAGAAGTTTTGTGGTGTTGTTTACTGTAAGATTTGCAACACTTAAACTATCAAATTGAGAAAGATTTACATTGAATGGTGCGGCATCTACCCAAAATGCAGATGAACCAACACCTAGTACAACTTCATCGTAGTAAACAAAAGTTCTACCATAATCAATACTATACCACAAATCACCACTTGATGGCGAAGTTGGTGCAACACTACTAATGCTGACCGAACCTCCTCCTCCACCACCTTGGATGAAGATGGTTCCGATTCCAGATCCAACAGTAACTGTAGAAATTCCAGATCCACGGAAATCTAATACTGTAGCTCCAGATCCTACAGTTCCTCCCGCAGTTTTAATTCCAACACCAGAAATAACTCCAGTTAGTTTGGAACCATCACCATAATAAGTTACAACACCAACATTAGCAGTAATAATTCCTACTGGATTTAAAAAAATATTTCCAAATGTAGAAGCGCCAGATACACTTAGACTTGTTGCAGATACACTTCCAAGAGTTGTGATTCCAGTAACAGTCAGTTGAGAAATTGTCGTGATTCCTAGAGTTGTTCCACCGCCGACTGTTGCGATTCCTGTAAGTTGTGATCCATCACCATAATATCTGGTAGCAGTTAGAACTCCAGAAATGATTACATCCGTACTGATACCAATATTTTCAGAGGTATCATTGACCGATATAAAGTTTCCAAATTGTGATAGTTCTCGGTTATTTGCCATCTCTGGAGTTCCTTATGTTTTATTTATTAGACAGCAGTAGTGCTGAGTGTACCATTATCAGCTACGATGAGACGATATTGAGTTCCATTTGGTGATGTAAGAATAACACCGTGAGCAGTACTAACACCAACAGAAACATCACCTCCTCGAACAGTTAGATTACTTGTTGGAATCGTGGTTCCAATACCGACCAATCCACCAGAAGTTGTAGTAATTACAGTTCCGCCAGTTCCTACACTTAACTGATTTGTAAAGGTAGTTTCTGTAGCAGATGTGCTTCCAACAACTGAAAGTTTAGTTGTTGGTATTGTTGTTCCAATACCAACGTCAGAAAATGTATGAATATAAATTCCAACACTATATGAATCCCAGAAAGAAAATCCAGTAACAGTTGCAATACCAGATGCGAACGATACTGAAACATTCTCACCAAAATCAATGATTTCTGCAAGACCTAAATCTGTGCCATTATCTCTTACGCTAACTGCAGCACCAATAACACCAGAGGAAGAATTTGTAACAATAAGATTTGGAACACTTAAAGTATCAGTAACTCCATTAAGAGTGATGCTAGAATTTCCAACTGTTAAAATTCCAGTAACTCTTGCATTTCCATTTACATGAAGTGAAGTGTTATTATAACCAACCGAACCAACTTCTAATGCAAATCTTGGATTTGTGGTTCCAATACCAACATTTGAAAGTGTACTTATTCCTGAAGATGTTGGAGTCCAAGCATCTTGCAAACTTACAGTCAATCCTGCTCCTGATGCAGATGCTGTTAGTCCAGCACCAATAAAATTAATTGATGTTACGCCTTGTGGAGTACCAACAATTGATCCTTCATCTTGAACGGTTAAACCAGTGATTCCAGTTCCACCAAGACCAATTCCAGATACAGAGTATGCATGAACATCTACAACTTCTCCACCAAAACATGGAGTGTTCAATACAATAGAAACTCCATCAGAGGCATTAAATTCTGATGGAGTAAGTTTAATTCCATTTACAAAAATATCAACAAGACCAACAGCATACGCAAAACTGAATGTGTCTTGTCCCGATGATGCGACAAATGTAGTAGATGTTCTACCTACAGGAAAATTTTCCCAGACAACGCCAGTTCCAGTGGATTTTAAATACTGTCCAGATATACCTGTTGTTGACGCAGCACTTACAGATCCTGTTAATACTACTTGAGGAAATGTTGCTACGCCTGTTACTGATAGGTTGGTTGCACCAATACCACCATTAACATGAAGAGTGTATTTTGTAACAGTGGTAGCGATACCAACTTGATTTGTTGTAGCGTTTGCAAGAATGAGGTCCGTATTTACCTCTAAACCATGCTTTACTACAAAGTTCTTATCTATAGCCAAGGTTCACTCTCCCCCTGTTCCTTTTAGTTATTTATAAATATTAGAAAAGTATTTAATAATTAATATGGCATCTCAGGTGTTGATTGGATCTAGTAATCCATCTTATACAAATAATACTGGTCAGAATGTAAGAATTTTAATTAATTACATGGCTAGTTGTACTAGCATGACATGGGAAGGTGTAACTGTAACCGCAGGTGCAACCACTATTGGCAAAAGTGTTCCTCCTTCATATAGATCAAATAGTTTTTCTATCAGCGGAACTATCAGCGGATCTATCACACCTAGTACTTCATTAGGATCTATCAGTGGAACACTATCTGGAGGATCAGGTACATTAACCTTGGATCCAGTGAATAGTAGTTTTCCTGTAGAATTAACTCTTGCAAGTGGACAATCTTTTAGTGCTTTATCAGGTGCATATAATATTGTAGTCATTAAAGAGGATGGAAATTAATATGGCAGCACAGATACTTAATGGATTGTCAAATCCAACATATTCAAATAATACTGGCCAGAATGTAAGAGTCAAAATAAATTTTATAGCAAATCCAATCAATATTTCATGGGCAAATGTCACGATAAATGTGAGTACATCAAATCCCGTTCCAAAAGAAATTTTTTTAGCACCCTCACAGATTTTTTCTGCATCATCGGGTGCATATAATATTACTATTATTAAAGAAGATGGAACTTAATCAGAGAGGAAAACCAAATCCACGAGTCGTGAATGGATATGGTGAAGATCCAGTAGCATTAAAATTAATACGATTGTTCGCATCATCATACGTTACAGTGATGCCAGTCTGAATACCTGCATTAATTGCAGAACCAACAGCATCTTGTGCTCTTTCATCAGTGAAGTATAAATTTGTAGATCCTTCAGAAATACTATCAGTATTAGTAAGGCCAAGAGCAATTAATGCTCGTGGAGAAATCCAATTAAGAATTCCACTACCAGTTGTATAGAGAACACTACTTGCGGCACCAACTACAGGAGGTAATGTCAAACTTACATTAGAAGTAAGTGTTGGTGCTTGCAATGAAACATAATTTGTTCTATCAGTCTCATAATATCTTACTTCACCAGTAACAGCTGCATTTCCAACAACATCAAGTGCTGCAATTGCACTTACAGTATTAATACCAACATTTCCACTAATATCAATAATAACAGGCGTAGTATCATTGTTGGTATTATCAACTCTTACAATGTTACCAGATCCACTTGTAGATTTAATGCGAACTGATTCTTGTGTAGATGCAACAACCTCAACTTTTGCTGTTGGAGTTGCGGTTCCAATACCAACAGAACCATCATTTGCAATTACAAATGGAGTTGTATCACTTGCAGCATCATCTACTTGGAATGCATTTCCTGTTCCAGTCTGAACAATTTTAAAGAGTGAAGATGTAGAAGAATTATTCAGTTCAAGATTAGTTCCATTAAATGTAAAACCAGAACTACCACGGAAAAATCCACCATCATTGTATTGAACTGCATTATTTGGAAGTCCAGGATTACTTCCACCTGCGCCAACACCACCTGTTAAAGTAACACTAGCGATGCCAGCATTGAATATCATACCAACAGTGACTCCATAACCAATGAAGTTGATTTGAGTTGCTATGCCGACAAAAGTATTTCCAAGACCAACACCAACATTCAATGGATTTGCCTGGAATCTTAATGTTGTAATTCCAGAAACTGAATCATGAGAACTTGTAATTGTTGCTCCAAGACCTGTCTCAAAATTGACTAGAGTTGAAAGACCGACATATGTTCCACCAGAAGAAATACCAACAGCATTAACTTCTGGTCCAATATAACCAAACTGTTCCCAACGATTGTTATCAGTATAGACCCAACCAATATAATCTCCACTTACAGGAACAGCGTTATATTGAATATCTCCAGGATTTCCTGCAAGAACAGGAGTAGAAATACCAACAGTATACTTTCTAGAAACTGATGCATCTCCTTGTAAGAAGAGTGAATTGGCTTCAATTCCTTTATCAGATGTAGAAGTAATCTTGTTATTAAAAATTACAGGACCATCAAACTCAGAAATAATGTTTGCATCTGGACCACCTTCGACTCTTACAGAGCGACTGATTGAAACTTCTAAAGGAGTTAGGACATCAAAACCAATGTTTAGACTTCCTGCGCCAGGATCTTCTCCAGTTACCGTTGGAACTGGAGCATCAAATACTTCTTCCTGACCAGTTGCAGAGCTAACTTTTTTGTTACCTACATAAAAATCACCATCAGCATTCATACCAGTGAATACTACGATACCACCACTCTGCTTTGTTGCTTGTGCTAGAAGTTCTTCCTGAGCAGTAACGGTGCGATCTTGTCTTTCTGGGAATGCTGTTGAATAGTTACCAGGACCAAAACCAAGATATTCGAAAGTATGACCTGATGCACGAATTAATGAATTGCGACGAAGTTCAATTGGAATTGGTTTAATTCTACGAATAACTGCTCCAGAATTATGAGATGTTTTACGAGTTCCAAACAGACCTCTAAATACAGAAACATTTGAAGAGGTTACTGTTGTTTTAATTCTGACAATCTCTTCATCTAAAAGTAAGTAATCTCCAACATTCAAATCTAAAGAAGTTGCATTCAGAACATTAAGAGTTGATGAATTTGGATCACTAACTGTAGAATCTAGTGTTGTTGTAATGCCAGCATATTGTGCAATCTGTCTTCCACCAAGATTTTCATTAACTCTAGTGATATTGCCACCACTTGCAACAAATCCACTTTGATATGCAAATTTATTTCCAGTTGTTGCAGGAATATCTGTTCTAACACCAGGATTAATTACAAAAGATGTATTATTTACAACTCTCTTTACAACAAAATCTCCATTATAAAAACTATTTTCTGCTCCACCAAGATGAACCTTATTATCAACATTCAAACCGTGATTCTGTAGAGTAGTGACTGTTGCAAGACCAACAACATTATTATAAACCAAGGAAGAGATATTGAGCGTTTGTCCTGTTAGAATTGCATTAGAGAACGCAGTAACAGTTAATCCAAGACCTGTTGTAACGGCTGGACTAATTGTAGATGCCGATGCAACACTAACTGTTTTACTACTTGTTATTCCAGTGATACGATAATAATTATTGTATGCATCAAAAGTTTCAGGTACAATACCACTAACAAGTAAAGTATCTCCGACATTATTATAAATTGCAGTAACACTTACGATACCAACAGAGAATCCAGTAGTAGTTGCAATACCAACAATATTGAGTTGATCACCAACAGAATACGCACTACCACCGTCCATTATTTTAACTGCGGTGATAGTACCAGCAGCACTTACACTAACTCTTGCAGTTGCATTGAATCCATTTGTTGATCCAGAAGCATTAATTAACTGTGCGTTGAAATAATTTTTAGCAGACGCAGTACCATCACCATATCCTGCACCTTGATTTACAAGAGAAAGTGAGATAATACGGTTCAGACCATGATCTTGTTTAGTGTTAAAGGTATGAGTGGTTCCAGCAGCACCAGAAATAATGTTTGTAAGTGCAATACCAACATTAAAGTCTAGTAATCCCTTCCCTAAACTTTCTTTTGTAATACTATTTTGTGGTTCATTAATTACAACCTGACCAATTGGATCTGGAAGCGCAAAAGAAACAGATGCCTTTGGATCTGATACTGGAGTATCACGATTTGTCTGAGGATATAGATTCTGAATTGGTTGAGCAAACTCTAACTCATTAAATGGAGCAACGGAAGGTGAATTGGAAGCATTAGCAACGAGTAGGTGATAAACACCATCCTGTTCACCTGGAATATAACTTTGAACTTCTTGAGAACGATAGATGTAATAATTATTGGTGAATTTCTTTCTTCTTATGTAAGGAAGATCAGTTGTTCTTACAGAGGTGTCATTCGTAAATGTTCCTGGATTTGATGCAATGGTAACAGTAAACTTCTTACTATTAATTACAGAAACTACGGTGAATGTTCCATTGTATCCTTTATCTGCGGTTCCTGAAGTATTATTTGTACTGGTTACATTTAGAATTTCAACTTCAGATCCAACATTTAAATTATGTGGAAGTTCAGTTGTAATTGTTGCTACAGTAGAATTCCATGTGGCACCAGCAATAATCTTTTGGTTTCTAAGTTCTGTCGAATTAGAAAGAGTAACCGTTGATGGATTAAACTGATAAGCAACTTCAGTAGAAGTAGATCCTATAGAAGTATTTGACTCTTGAAGAATATAACCATCAAGTGGAGGTCTTGCTGTGATTGGAGAATCCGAAGGAATTACATAACGAAGTCTGTAAACAGTATCAATGATATTGCGAGTATCAGGTTTTCTCTTAATATAAGTTCTTGGTGTTGCATCTCCCAAACCAGATACACCTAGAGTTGAAAGAGCACTATAAAGTGTGTTTGCAGTTGCTGCAGTTGCAACATTTACATACCATTGGCCTTGAGTAGAATCATACTGAATTGGATGACCAATATCTCCCGAATTCTTATCTGAGACACGACTTACAATACTGAGAAGTCCACCTTTATTATTAATCGTAATCGGATTATCTGCAACAGCATCATTTAGTGTCTGCGCAATCTTAATCTGATTTGCATTAATTGATGCAACAGTATTTGTGATTGCATAATAAACCTGATTAGGTTGAATTCCGTCTGGAAGTTGTCCAGTATTTGAAATAACACGAATACTCTCACCATTAATCAAATTATGATTTGAGGTAAGAGTCAATGTATTATTGGTAATGCTATTGATACCTACAGAACTTCTACCAACTGTTAGTTTTTTCTCTGAAATAACATCCAGAGTATTTGGCATTACAACATTTGCAGAATATTCTGTTGCAGTACCACTATCGGTTATCAAAACATTGATTGTTTCATTAACTTTTGCGCCAATTCTATATCCTTCAATAACACCTTCGGGAGGTAAGGCTGAATTGGTTTGATTGTACAGATATAAATGAGATGAAATTCCTACTGAAGTAGTAACACCAACATCAATAGATGTAAATTCAACTGTAGTTTCTTCCGATTCTAAAACTTTAGGAGGTATAACATGAGTAATATATCCTACATCATCTCTCGGAAATGCATTATCTCTAAATCCTGATGCAACTAATGCCTTTGCACCAAAGTTAGAGTTTGAGTTATTGATTGATTGATCGCCACCAGATTCTGCTAAGAAGTGATTTGCGTAACCGATAGCAAATACAGAAACTAACTGAAGATATGCATCATTAGAACACTTGATGTGATAGTTCTCATATTCTGGTTTAAAGCGAGCACGAGAATCTGTGTGTATATTTTCATTTCCAAAGGCATTAGTGTCTTCATATACACCAGAAGTTGCATTATACTTTACAAAAGCATTATTATCTTTTTGAAGACCGATGCCCGTAAATTGAGCAACAACCATACTCTTAAATCCATCAGCCTTATCTCCATCTGCATGAAGACCACACATTCCATACACAGATCTCATTGAAACATTAAAAATATATGGAGATGCTGATGTTACAGTATCTACAGAAATATTAAGAGTTGCACTTACGACAGGGGGAAGTGGATCAAGTGGAGAATTTTGAACTTGATAGACAATTTCTGTAGAACTAATAACTTCACTTACAACATATTGACCATCATAACCAGCTGCACCAACACCTTCAATACGAATTGGCGTGTCAACATCAAGACCACCAAGTGAATTTTCAAGAGTAACTGTAATGTTTGTACTTGGAATAACTCCGTTGCCAGACTTTATACTTGTAATACCAACTTCTGCGCCACGAGAACCAACAATACGGTATTCATCAATCTTAGGTTGAATATCAAGAGAAGATGAAGGATAATCTGGTTGAATCTCACGACCAGAAGATGAACCATAAGCAAGTCCAATCTTCTCATAATACATATCCAGATCTGTTCTGGTTGTGGAGTAAGTCTGGAAATCATCCGCAATACTTACACCATTAACACCATCAGCATATTCAAATGCCGTTAATTTATGGTGAGAAAAATTAGGAACAAAAATATTTGTAGTATAGTCTTTATAGCAAGTTCCATTTGGATTTGCATCAAGAATCGTAAACTGCCAGAGATAACAAGCACCTGTTACACGAAATACTGCAGATCTTTCAATTGAGCTATTTTCTGGATTTGGAACATACTTAGGACGAATTCTTGTTTTTCTTAAATCAAGACCAATAATTGATGTGCCTCTAGGGATAATAACACCACCATGAATAGAATTCAACTTGTAGAGTGCATTATTTGGTGTTTCTAAATCGAAATTAGTCGTAAGGTCCCATGAAGGAAAATCATTAGAAGTTAAACCATTACGAAGACGATAATTATTCGCACCATCAGGAATCCAACCTGGACGGTTATCTACAACATGATCTCCAGGATAAAGAAGAATTGTAGTCTTCTCAAATCTATCATTATCTAATCCTCTCTGATAAGAGAATCTGGATGTCTCAGCCAGTGCCCTTTGTAGAGTTTTAAATGGTCTGGTTAAACTATTTCCTTGATTTTCAATGCTATCCGTAGCATCAATACTATTTGGATCAACATAAATTAAATTCCCGCGAACAGACTTCAGAAAATTATCAAGACGACTTAATCCCATTGTTACTAATTCTTATAGTTCCGTTATAAGTTATTTATTCACAAGAAAACCCCCGATTTCTCGGAGGTTTTCAAGTCACACGGAAGGGGTTTGGTTTAGTATCGCCGTTATTATTTTACCACTTTTGTTCTTCCCATGTCAAGCGTTTTTTGAGTTCTTTATCAAAAACCATAAGGTATCTATGTTTTCTACTTCTTTCTCTCCATTCACCTTCTAGATCTTTAATAGGACCTCTAGAATGCTTTACAAAAGAACCATCAGGTTGCTTAATCCAGAAATCTGATTTCTTATCAGTTAGGCCGTAGTAACTAAAATTAGAAGCTCTGTATATAACTCCAGAGTGGTGATTAGCATCAGCGTAACTAAGAATACAACGAACGCGGGCATCTTTTCTAAATCTCCTTATACAACGACTGACGAACCAAGATGTGATATTATACTCTTCTTTTTGAATATCTGGATGAATACAAAGTCGTGAGAGTTCATAGATTCCTTCTTGCTGATTTCTCTCTAGACCAAATGCTCCGACTGCTATTTCTGGGACGGGCAAGCCAGTAAAGATACAAGTACCCAAGCAACCACCAACGCGCAGAATATCAGAAACCGAGGATCTGAAAAGGCCATAATTGAAACCAGATTTGAAATCTTTAGATTCGTCTTTAAGATAGTGATAGGTATAAAGAAGTTCTTTGATTTCTTCCTTACCTACCTTATCTATATAAAAATCTGATTTCATTAAGTATTTTTACTTAGTAATGTTATGATTTGACAATATTAAAAGCAAAAGTAATTCTCTCTTTATTAATTTGTTGAGGAAGAACACAATGAAGTGTATTACTTGGAAATAGAATCATAGTTCCATTTTGACCATGATATTGAGTATTATATTCAGTAAAAATGGTTGGGTGACCAAAATTCTGAACATAGATTACACCTGAAATATGCCCAGCATGATTATGTGTTGGATTATCACTTCCTTTATTTGCAAAGTTTGCCCAAATGTCATAACCGTCAAAGTGTCCTTCCCATTTTCTAAGTTTATATTGACGGTGATTTCCTCCCCAATAAGAAGCACATGCTCTAAGTGTATATGCTAACCAAAAAGAATTCTCAACTAAATTTGTTGGAATAGCACACTGATAAGAATTATGTTTTATACTTTCACCCGGCATATATCCAACATTTTCATGAGATTTTAGTTCCGCTAAAGGATGTGATTTTACTTTTTTACACTCTTTAGTCCAAACTTTCATCTCTTCAAAAATTTCTTTTGGAAGATTACATTTTAAATATGGATGGCAATATTCAATATTCAAATTCATTATCTTATTCTGGTTGTTTGCATTCTAACATATATTCTACTGTATTTGCTACATCATTCATTGCGTCACGGAGAAAAGGTCTTTGACCAGATTCTTGACGGCAAATAGGTCTTGAATTGTCTGTAAGAGTCCAACGCCACTGATTCATATCAGCGCAATACCAAAGATTAATTTTCATGCTTGAAATGTTCCAGTTCGACCCAATTAAGGAGTGTTTGAAATGCTGTGATGGAAGCATCTGTGCAATTATCGTCCTTAAGTTTTTGAACATAATATTCAAGTGCCTCAATAGCCATTTGGCGATCTTGTTGTGAAATAAGTGACATTGGAGTTATAAAGAACTCAGAGCCCCCGACAAGACTCGAACTTGCGACAACCGCTTTACAAAAGCGGTGCTCTACCAACTGAGCTACAAGGGCATTTAATCTTGAGGCAGACACTCTGGATTTTCTAAATCTAACTCATAAAGCAAAGGATGACATTCTTCTAACATAAGATAGTAAGAAGATTGATACAAGTCCTCTGGTTCAAAGCGTCTTTCGTTGTCTGCTAATTCGATTAACTCCAAGTCAAATAAAGATTCGTCAGGGAGTTCATCAAAAGTAAAAGGAATCTGATTAATGAAATACATCAAAACAATTTGTCTTCCGCGATTGTACCAGACATATGCGGCATCAATTCTGTACTTCATAGGAATGTTCCTATTACTTTTGAGTATTTAGAGGTTAAACCTCATACCCGTGGGCGGATTCGAACCGCCGACTGCTCGATTTTAAGTCGAGAACCTCATTCCGCTGGGTCACACGGGCTTGTAGTTTAGATTTGGTTTTCCTCCTCTAAAGGTTTTGTTTAATCTTTGACTATACTTTCCAGCACAAGATTTAGAGCAAAATGGTCCAACTTTTTGTTGTTTAATATTGTTATGCCTAATATCTCTTGCTGGTTTATAGAAAGATTTGTCACATTCAGGACATACACAACAAATTATTTCTGCTCTGTTATGTACTGCTGCGTGCTTTTTTACATTATCAATTCTACTTAAAACTTGTAAATTGTCAAGAGAATTGTTTGATACATCACCATCAATATGGTCACAAGTTTCATCTGGTAAAAGAGGTCTACCAAGTTTTTGCTCTAAAAGATATTTTGGATAAGAAACTGTAGTTCTTTTTCCATTTTCATAAAGAACAATTCTTTGTCTTCCATCTTTACCAGTATATGGACCATATATTTTCATAATAAAAAACTTACGCTTTGTAAGTAACAGGATTATACTTCAAGTACTCAAAGAATGTCAACTTCATTTCTTTATGTGACATTCCGCAGTGCTTTGCTGCTTGAGGAAGATTCCACTTGGCACGAAACAAGTTCTCATTTGCTTCCTTCACATTCTCTGGTGTTGTTTTCACTGGTTCTTCTTTCAGTGCTTTGTAGTTAATGCGATAAGGATTCATTTTAAAAAAAAGTATCGTGTGAGAATTTTTGCCGGAAATTTTTACGACCTAAAATGGAAACTAAAGTGGATTTGCGTATGAGAGTGTCTCTTCATCCACTGTAGCACGAACGAACTCTAGCACATTCATAAACTCATCCACGGTCTCACAGGTCACTTGCTTCTCTGATCCTTCACTAGAATACAGATACACTGTACGCTTTACAGGGTCCACCACGCAGCGTGAGAGGTACTCGTCTTGCATCAGGTCTTTCGTTGATTACCTTAGTAGTATAGGATACTCAATCCGCTCTGTCAACACCTTTGGCACCGTAGTCATATCCTGAAATAGAGAACTGAGATGAGTCACCAGGATAATCTGCAGGAGTTTGACCTTCATACTCCACGATTAACTTTTGACCATCAATTCGAGATGCTTGTATCGTATAGTAACAATCAATATTAGATCCTGTTCCAGATTTAATAATAATATTTTTCCCCCATTCAATTCTTTCAACAATGAGATCTTGAGAGTAACCAATCTGTGTTAATGTAACAGTAATACTTTCTGGATCAATGAGTCCAATCCAGTATTCTGGAACATTAATAATATTAGAATTAGTAAGTCTTCCTCTGTGATATACTCCGGCTTCAGGACCTTCTAAACAAATATGTCTAAGTCGATAGTTTGATTTATTTGGATGTTTGATATCAAATCCTTTCCAAGATTGGACATTGATTGTCCCTTGGAAATTTGCAGCGGTAACAGTACTAGTAACTTGAAGATTATCAAATTTTGCATTTACCTGAAGATATCTTGCACAAGCATCTTCAGGATAATCTTCGTCTCCTGTAGTAGTTCTATGCAAATAATCAAAGTTTGGATGAGGAATTCCTGTTATAGGATCATCACAATTTCTTCTACCAAAACTTCTAGGTATAAATTCGTTTGCCATAATTACTCCTTGACATCATAGTGATAACCAGAAACAGAATACTCGTTATTGTTTCCTGGATAATCGGCAGGACTTTCTCCTTGATATTCAGGAATAAGTTTCTCACCGTCTTTTCTTTCTGCAAAAATGTGATAGTAACAATCAATAGGCATATTTCCTCTCGATTGTAAGAACACCTTGTTTTCACCAATTCTTTTTACAATTACATCTTGATGAGCACCAATCGGAGTGAGTGATACTGTAATTGACCTTGGATCAACAAGTTCAGTCCAATACTCTGGCAATTCAATTTCTCTTTTACCTGTTACTCTGCCACGAGTGTAAACATCATTAGATGGACCTTCTGGACAAGTGTGGCGAAGTCTCCAACCTTCTTTGGTTGGATGAGGAATATCAAAGTTCTTCTTAGCAGAAAGAATGTGGCCACCACAACGAGACATCACCTCTCCTTGTGCAACAATATTCAGTCCAGCATTAATATTTAAAGCAACATCTAAAGTATTAAAAATTGCAGCATCTCCATCAACAGCAAGAGAATATGGATTATTAACACCAGTACACAATGCTCCAGGAACAACCGGAGGTATTGCCTCTTTATTCCTATTTGGTCCAACCATTAAGGTTGCATAATTAAATGGAAATGACGAAGGTTCTCCAACAATTGCAGGACCTTCAATATAAGCAGAACCTCTTGCTTCAGCTGGTCCAAGTCCTAGTGAAATTGGATTACCTTCTCCAACGAATAATCGCTTACCAACATATAAATCAGGTACTTTCATCTTTTATTTTGCTCCTCATTTGTTGAACCACCTTTTGATCCTTTTCTCTTTGTTGCACCATCTGCACAATCAATAAGTCCTCCGTATATATTTAAGATTGCTTTACCAATCACATCTACAGTTTTTTCAGAGAAAATTTTTGTAGATACCTTTGAATTAATATCAATTTGTGGTGCTTTTACAATAACCTTTTCGTTACCGTCAATAGTTATAACTCCATTTTGACCATCAGAACCGGAAGCAATCAATTCAATATTTTGAGCAAAAATTCTAATTCGGCCGCTTGGAGCACCAATGATTATATCACCATTTTCCGCATACTGAAAGATTGCTGGTGTTTCTTTTGCAACATCTTTTCCTGCCATTACAGAGAAAGATCCAGGACAAACATTAATTGTGCTTCCTTTTCTTCCCTGATCAATATCACCTGTAGAATCCATTTGAATATAATGTCTTCCACCATCTTCACCGGTCCGTATAAGAACTCCAGCAAGATTATTGTCTTGATGAATATGACCAAATCTTATTTCGCCATGATCATTACCAATACGATTGAAATGATAATTTGTTCTTTCTGACATTAGAACTTACCTACACAATCTACAACATTGATAATTCCATTAACTGGAACTTGAGATTCTTCATCAACTCTTCTCACATTAAAGATTGGAATAATCTTAGCATTATAACCTGTATCACTCTCAATGTAAATATTTGGAAATTCTTTAAATCCTTGACCAGGATTTATAACATTTATCTTAGTTAAAGATCCAAGACTGTCGAATTTTGGTTCTAAGACTAATCCATTAGATGGAGACACTACAATATTATCTCCATTTTCATATGAGAATCCTGAATCAGAAATAAACACATCTCCAACTTCAAGAATAACTGGATACTCACCATCATTTAAAGTTGGACTATTTCCACCAACCTTTTGAACATTATATTCTGGAGCGGTTATAGTTGTCGGTTCATTAACGGTATACGTTGGTTCAGAAGGAGACTGAACAGTATCGCCAGGGTTCAAATTAATAACCTGTCCAGACTTGTAAGGAGAATCATATGTACCATTTGCTCTCTTAACAATGGTATCTCCTACCTGAGCCCATGTTCTACCATCTCCACCTTGACTTCCATCTGGAGATGGTAAGTATCCAGTGCCAGATTGATCAATAACAACATTTACTACTCCTGTCGTTTGAGTTACTCCTGTTTCACCACCAGTTACCGGAACTTGTCCAAGAATCGCTCTACCAGATGCACCTCTTCCATTTCCACAATTATCTTTAAAATTAACAAAAGGCGGAGATGAATATCCAGATCCTGGACTTATGATGTCAACTCCAAGAATATCACCAGCAGCTCCAATAATTGCATTTCCAGTTGCACCAGATCCACCACCACCATAAAACTCAACAATTGGTGGACCACAGAAAATTGGACCAACATTACAAGAATTCAGAGAATCAAATACATCAGTAAAATCTAAATCAAAATTAAAATTATTTGGATCAATTGCCTGAGTAATAGTGCTGGCAACATTTTGAACTTTATTTACGATTGAATTAAGATCTAAAGTCGCAACAGATTCAGATCCTTCCCAAATACTCCATTCTTTAATTTCTGCACAAGATGGTTTTTCTTCACAAGATAAGAAAGAAAGAAGATCAGTGATAAAATTTAAAATTCCTCCAGCAAGATCAAATGCTGCACCTACGATTGCCTTTACTGGACCAAGAATAGCATCAACAGCAGAGGTAATTAGACCAGCAAGTTTGCCAACCAATGCGCCAACAAAATTTTCAACAGCACATAAAGGAGTATTGATAAATCGATCAACAGCAGCAAGTAAAAATTTACCAACCATTTTCAAGAGGTTGCTAATAATTTTTCTGAATAAACACGCAATCAAATCATTTGCAGTCTCTACTGCTTTTTTAAGTTTTGGTCTTTGATTTGGAAACAAAAGATAATAAGTATCTTTCATTGTGTTGTTTATTTTATTAGTGGTGTATTTCTGAACCTCCTCAATCAACCACTTTATACCACCAGAGATATACTCAGATGCTTTCGTAATCTGTTTATTAATTTGTTCTTCAATGTTAGCAATCTTTGTAGATACTTTTGTTTCCCAATCACCAGCAGTCTTTTTAATTCTTTCAATATCAGCAATAAGATTTTTAATTCGTCTCTGTATTGCTCCTAAAGGAACTGGTTCACAAGTTGATGGTTTAGGAATAGGATTTTTTACTTTTCCATTTTCATATTGTTCTTTATCAGATCCAGAAGATAACTCTTGCCCAGCAACACCTTCTTGTTTTCCTTTATTACTAGGTTTCTGTGTAGATCCAGTTTGAGTTGCTGGTGGAGATGTAGTGTTATCTAGTGTTAGTGAATATCTTGCAACAGTATTAGTATTGGTGTAACCACTGAAAGGAAAGAATGCTATGTCAGGATTATCTTTTGATGCAAGGGCCGTGTATTGATTAGTTCCTAACACACCCATAATTACAGGTTGTTGTGCATCTTCACCATCAATGAAAAAACCGAAAACAAAATTACCTTGACGAATCGCAGCATTAGACCATGTTCCAGCACCACCACCACCTGCGGTAACTGGATACATTACAGATGCCCAAGGCAACTCATCGTCACTTAATTCTTTTTTATTCGCAGTATGATATCCCATAATGCGAACTTTATATCTTTCGCCAAAACCTGCATGATCTGATGTATTTCTTGTTGGTTTTGCGGGAATGTTTCCAGCCCACTTTTCCTCAGAAACTACTTGACCGATCCACCATATAAAACCATCACGACCAACAAAGTGTCGTTTAAAAAGTCCTTGTTCAATCATCAGTCTTCATAAATCCTACATTCTAATGCATCTGGATTTGCATCACAAAAAAGTTCTAGTGGACTTGGATCATGATCATCAGTTGGATGATTTGCCTGATACTTTTCAAGGCAATCAAGTTCATCTTCTAAATGACGGCGGCGTTGGCCACTTGTGTTTGGATTATTAATTTCATCACGATCATTATCAATATGTTGTTGAATTGTTCTGTCCATGTTACTTAAAAGGCTTTCTGCCAAAAGTGTCTCTTACTAAAGTCAAACTAGAAAATGTATTTCTAGGAGTAATTCTGTGACATATACTCGCTATCATATATATACCTCCAGTCTCTCGATTAACTTCTTTATTTTTATCAACAGTCAATCCTGGAAAATCACAGTAGATAAGATCTCCTGCTCTGAGACTAAAATCTCCAGGAATAATTATGTTAGTTTTAATCGTAAAAAGTTGATTATATCTCATGATTGACTGCACCATTGTATTAGCAGCATCATAAGTTGGATCAAACGGAGTACTTTTCCAATTTTCTAACTGAGCAGTAATATCTTTTCCTGAAGGTAATGTTCCAACATCTAATACATGGCTCATGAGTCTCGATGTTGGGGTTCTAAATTCATCCGCAACCCAATCAATATCCTTAGATCCTGCATTCTTAATTTTATCTTTTTGATCATCATCAACATTGTAATTTCTTCTAATATAATCCATCGCATAAAAATCAAAAAAGATACTAGAGTTGGAATAAGTTCCTAAAGTTAAATTTTGTTGCAGATCAATATCTCTTTCAATATTAACAGAAACTATTTTTCCATCATAAGCGTCTGGACGATTTTGATCTTCATTAAAAATATATCTTTTTATTTTTGGTTGCGTTTTGTTATCTAGAAGTTTATCTATCGATTTGAATTTAAATCCATCATAATTCTCAAAAAAGAAATATCCAGCAGCTCCACCAACACTATTTTTACCATCAACACTCAACTCTGGAATGGACTTTGATGCTAACCATGTACAAACATAAAATGGTTTCTTATCATTTCCTATAAAATTATATTTGATTGCGGTAGAATCAGTATCAATTTCTTTTTCGGTTTTTAGTCCGCGAGAATCTTTTAAAATATTTTCTACGCTATCTGATATTTTTCCATCATATCTTCGTATAACTCTGGTTTGTTCATTAGAAATAAATTCTCTTGTACAAAAATCGATAGAATAAGTATCTTTATGTGTTCCAGGATTTATACCTCTAACTCTATTGACATATAAAGATTTTGAACCCTTAAATGAAAGTTTGTTGGGAGTTGATTGATTATCTTCAAATTCTATTATTGCTTGTTCTCCTCCTCGAATTGGAAGAGTATCAATAATTCCCGATGGTGTTGATTGTTCGGGATTAATTTTTTTATCAGTAAGTCCAGTTTCAACAATGGTTGCAGTAAGAGAAACTGAATTTGATAATATACTTTCATAGTAACTTATTTCTACTGCTCCCATTGAAACATCAACAGAATCCGTTCCATTTCCTGCAGCATAAATTTGAAATCTACTTATATTACTAGGATTTACTTCGGGGTTATTTACTGCCATCTATTTTAACCTTGTTTATACAGGAATCCAATCAATTGAGCTTGATAATAACTATTTAATGCATCTTTTTTATTCATTCCTATTGGCAGTAATCCACCCGCACCTGCCATGGGTGATGGCAGCGGTGCAGGCGCACTAACAATTGGAGTAGGAATAACTATATTTCCACCTCTTTGTTCATACGATGCTTGTTGTCTGAGTGCTTGTGCTTGAGTGGAACGAACTCCACCACCTCGATCCAAAGAAGCCAAAAATTTTGTTGGATCCTCAGTGCCAGAAAATCCATATCCACCACCTTGTCTTATTTCATAATGTATAACTCCTGTCTCAGTTTCACCTTGAACTACTGCTTGACCAGGATTAATAGTATCTCCTTTCTTAACAAGAACTCTCTTACCTTCAGCAATTCTCTCCGTTTTACCAATATCTGCATTATAGATATCAACATAATTTCCATATCCACCAGGATCATGTCCAACTTTAGTTACAACTCCACCAATCCTAGAGTAAAATTTTTCGTTTCCACTAATATCAAAATCAACTCCAGCATGTTTTCTACCACCTTTTCTAGAAGCTCCATAATGTTGGCCACTGTAGGTTCCTGTAGGAGGTAGTGCTGGTAACTGAGATTGTTTTAATAATGGTACTGAAGTTCTTTGACCGGGAAAATCTATAGGTCTTCCCGTAGCAGTATCGTAAGTAATTCCAGCTACAGTATAACTTGAAGTGGCGTTGGCATTTGCAGCTGCTCCCATTTTTTGTATTTGTTGGACACCACTAGCATTTAAAGGACCTGGTTTTGATCCAGGTGGGGCCATCCTTATCTCAAATCCAGAACCAGTTCCCAGATAATCTCTAGCAGCAACACTAAAATCAAGCCACTTAGTTTGTTTAGATGCAGGACCTACTCCACTACCGACATCATTAACTCTAAGAATAGCAGACTTTCCTGTTTTCTTGTTTGTAACCAGAACATTAAATTGTTGGCCTCTAGCAAGAGTTCTTCCGCTGGGATTATTTGGAGTTCTTGTTGTCATACTAAGAGGAAGAGAACTCAAAAATGGAGGAAATGCTGCTGCAGTATAAGCAGAAGCTTGATAAGGTTCTCCAGTTGATGTTCTTGCATTTGGATCTGGTTTTCCTGTACCAGAATTTATTCCACCTAAACCAGGATTATACCAAGTGACAGATGCATTAGATGTATAGAGTTGACCAGGAGCTCCACTTCCCATAAAACCAGGTGAAAGTGGAGTTGTACCAGGTGACGGAGTTGGTGTCTGTCCTGGAGTTGTAGTTGGTTCTGGAGGAGGGTTAATTTGTGTTATCTGACCACTTAATTTTTTATAGATTTCTTTTCCAGCCCAATCACCAATAGCAGCTCCAATTGTACCACCAAGAAATGTACCAACAAAAGGTATTGGAAGAACTGCTGTTCCAATCGCTCCACCAATCGCTGCTCCAAGAGATGCTCCAGCAGCGCCTGCAATGGCATTGTCTAATCTTTCGCCCATTGCCAAGTCAATGCCAATGCCAATCAAAGCACCAATGAAAGGAACCTTCTTAAAGACCGTAGAGACTTTTTTAAAGTGCTTAAATCCACCAGATGTAAATAATTTTTGAGCATTATTTAATGTTGTTCCAGAAGTTGGTTTTGGAATTCCTGGCTTTGGAAGTTGTCTAAGTTGAGATTTAGTTCCAGCACCTTTAGATAATCCTCTTTGCTGTACCGCAGACGCTCTGGTAGTAGCAGTTCCTGTGCCACCAGCAAGATTTCTTAAATTTTTGAATGTTCCCGAAACAAAATTTCCAAGTGCTTTACCAGTTTTTACTAATAAATTTTTAATACTACCACCTAGTTTCTTTAAAAGATTTGCCGTTAACTTTGCAGGGCCAGCAAAAATCTTTTTACCAAAACTTGCAACTGACTTCACAAGTTTAGGCATAGTTGTGGACAAAGAAATAATAGAATATCTTATTACATCAAATATATTCGTAAGTCCTTTAGAAATATCATCAAATGCTTTAAAAATAATATTCCTATTAGCAATCAGAAGATTTAACAAACTTCCAATTAAAACATTCATGAAAAAGTTTTGAATGGTTTCAAGAAAACTGATTTTTGGTTTTGGAATTTCTATTTTTCCAATATTTAACTTTGATTTTCTTTTTTCTAAATCAGTTTCTCTTTTCTTTGCCTTTTGTAACTGGAGAAGTTTTCTGTTTTGAACAAGTTTACTCAGATCAAAATTTTTCTTTTCCGCAAGCAATCCTCTAACTTTAACTAAGTTAGTTCTAAGTTTTTTAACTTCATCAATGACGCTTTGAAGTTCATCGCCAACTACATTTTTATTATCTTCTGAAGTCAGATCTAAACTTTTATCTTTAGAATTTTTAAAGTTGTATTTTACTAAGGAACTAGAAGGCCTTAATTGTATTGAAGATTTTTCAGTTTTTACAAGGGCACTACTATCTCCTTTCTTATCAAATAATTTTTCCGTTTTAATTTTCTTTTTAGATACATTAATATCTTTATCTTCAGTTTTTCCTGAGGATAAGAGTTTACTTCCAATACCTGCGATAAGTGGTAGTACCATGATTCTATCCTACCATGTTGTAAATTGCTTTGACTACCAAAGTACTCATATTCTTTGGATCTTCTGCAGAAAAAGATGGAACTTCTGCTTGATTTGCAGAAGAAGAACTTGATGGAACTTGACCACCTCCAGAATTTACAGGAACAGGTAACATAGTAACTCTCGGTTGAGATGGTGGTGGTGGAGGAAGATTTGGTGCTTTTGGAATATTCTTACCAACAACAGCAGTTAATAATTTAGTTGCGAGTTCTTGTGTTGCTGGTCCATATTTATTTTGCTTGACTTCATTCAAAAATGGGCGAAGTTTTGGATCATCAACTGCAGAAAGTTCAACAATTGTTCCTCCTTCATCAGGAATAGCAAGATCACCTTGTTTAAAATTCTTTGGAAAAAATCCAAATAGTGCTCCAAGAGAATTATCAACAGATGTTCTATTTCTAGAAATAACACCAGACCTACCTCCACCACCAAATTGATCTAAATGCAACTCTACAAACTGATTTCCACTGCCTTCAATTTGCTTTGTTGTTGATCTCATTCCACGAAGACCCTTTGTTTCTGTAATATTTTGAAAACCAATATTAGAATAAATCTGTGGATTTGAAGACACTATTCTTTGCATCGATTCTATCAAATGCATCATCGCTCTAGATTCACTCACTCCTGTTCTAGGATCAGTAGTTCCTTGAACGGGTAAATTATCAGTTCCTACAGAACTACCTTTTGTTCTTGCAGCGTGTCCTGCACCAAAAATTATTCTACCTCCTCCTCCAGCCACACCACCACCTTGCATTGTTTGAATACCAAGACTACCAAATTTAGGTTTATTAGTTCCACCACCCATGGCATTCATTGCAAGTAGATTATCTCTTCCCCAAAAATCCGCTGCAGGATTACTGAATACAACCTCACCTGGAGATAATGCAGTTAGCTGAGTATCTTTTCCAAAACCAGATACCTTAACACCTGTTTTCTTATCAACTCCACCACCACTCATTAATGAGATATCACCAACGTTAATTGTTTTTCCACCACCACTCATTAATGAGATATCACCAACGTTAATTGTTTTTCCACCACCACTCATTAATGAGATATCACCAACGTTAATTGTTTCTCCACCACCTTCTTGTTGCTGAACTGAAAATGTTGGTATCTGTGGAGGTCCTGGAATAGTTGGAATCTGCGGACCAACAATAGGTCTTGTTCCAGGTATCAATCGTATTGCATTATTAATTTGATTAATGAGGCCTTGAATACCATTATTAATTCCGGCGATTACAAAGTTAATTGGCGACACAACTAAATTCCACAAGAAACTAATAATACCATTTAAAAAACCAATAATCATATTGGCAAAATTTTTCAACGGTGTAAGAATAATACTAGGATCTTTAATGACTGATAATAAAAAGTTTATAGCAGATCCTAATAAAACATTCATCAAAAAGTTTTTAATTGTATCGAAAAAACTAGTAAATGGTTTTGTGATTTTATTTACAGCATCAGTACCTTCTTTATTATTTTGTCTTTCTAATTTTGCCTCACTTGATTTTTTCTTTTCAATTTCTGCAGTTCTTCTTTCTTGTTCCGTCTTTTTCTTATCTATTTCTCTCTGTTCTTTTAAAATATCGAGAATATCAACTACGACAGAATTAATAGATTTTAAGGTATCGAGAAGATCATTCTTTAAAAAATTTAATATGTCTTTTTGGAAACTTTTTTCCTCTTCGTCTTCTTTACCTGGAGGTAAAAGTTTTTTAGGATCTAAAGTATCTTTACCAGAATACCCAGTTCTTTTATCAATAACTTTTGCAATATTTATTTTTTCTGATTTAACTTTAAATTTTCCAGATTTTCCCTTTACTCTTTTAAATTCTTCGGTTATTAATTCAACACTTTCAGTAGGAAGATCAGCACCGGACATTCGATACTCTATTGATTTCTCTTTAAGTAAAGAAATATACTCTTCATAAGTTAAATCAAAAACATCTCCTATTCCTAAGATTGCAAGAATTCTTTCATCAATCTTTTCTTCCACTAAGTTGTCATTGTTAACCCTTACGGGAACTAATGCCGAAGATGTTGGTTCGGGTGCTGATGATTCTTTTTGAGTATTATCAAATGTGTTTTCTCTAGGTTTGGTAAGATATCTTGAGACTAACCATCTTTGATATTCTTCGGCTTTATCTGGTGCATTTGCTTCATCGAAAAAAGGAACTCCCTCTGGATCATTTTTTATATTTTCTATTACTTCATCTGCTTCCTTATCAGTCAATTTAACATATGAAGTTTTTCTAGAAGCACCAGGATAATCCTTACCAGTCAATTGAGCTCTAAAATTATTCCAAGTCCTCTCGCCAACTGGAGAATTATACCATTTTACTATTCCGGATGGTGCTTCAACCGCCATTTTGTTGTTGTCTTAGTTTTTCTTCTTCCAGATGATTTTGGAGTAATCCAACATAAATGTCACGCTCCCAAGGCATCATATTTTCAATCTCTGTTAATGAATATTTATGGAACTGCATGAGGGCAAAATTTATCTTGTAGTAGTTCTCCAAGTCCATGTGAACCATCATTAACTGAAAAAACTTGATAACCCTTCTAGAAGCACAGTACTCTCTATTCCAGTTTTAGGATTTGTAAATGTTACTTCATGAGAAAGTTTTGGCATTGTTTCAAAGAATTTCTCAATTTGTTTAAATTGAATGCTATTCATTTGTTCTAGAAATTCCATCAATTCTTTTTTAGTAACATCAGAAGCTGACCAAACTTCTTCTTCATTGTAAATCTTGTCAATACAGGATGCTATGAGTTCAAATGATTGATCAATATTTCCATCCTGAGAAAAGTCAAAATTGCTCTTGATAAATTGGTCTAGTGACGGATATTTCATTTCCATCACCAAACTATCATCAAGTTTGATTTGCTTTTTATGGTCTGGAGATTTTTTAACTTTAATATCATCCAGATTAATAACAACAGAAACCGATGTTTCTCTATCATCCGGTGCGATAAGATTTACTTCTACACTTTCACCAACAGATTTTCCTCGGATATTTAAGAAAAGATATTCTATGTCAAATGTCGGTAGACTTTCAATTTTTATTCCTCTTCCTTGAACGCAATTTTTTAATACCTGCTTTATTGTGTTTGTAATTTCTTTTGTATCTTCTGTCTCTAATGCTAACAAAAGAAGTTTTTCTTCCTTTACAAGAAAAGGCCTATACTTAATTTTTTGTTCTGTGGAAGGCAACTCAAGTTCATAAGTTGGTGTTGCAATTGTAGGTAAAGGCATAATGACCTATAGAAAAATTTCAGTATGATTATTTATTAGATACCAGAAAATGGTGCTATTGGACCCTGACCCTCGAATCTTCCGACATATGGAAGACCTTCTTCTACTCTAGAAGGTCTAGAATTGAAAAGTTCATCACCTTCCAAAACATTACCAGAAAAAGCGCCAGGAATATTTTGATTGATTGTATATGGATCTCCATTAAATGCTGGACCAAATTGATTTGCTACTTTAGCTTCAGGATTTCCAGGATTTCTACTATTTTGTACACTGGAAGGAATTGAAGAAACAATTCTCTCTCTAACATATCTAATGTAGGAAAAAGAAACCGTACACTTTAATATATTACTTGCTTCATATGAAACTGGCATAGAAACAATATTAGTAGGAAATGCCTCAATAAAAGTATATGTCATACTATCCTTTCTAGCAGTGGAATTGAAAGTATGATGATCTTTTTCAAACTTCGTAAGATATAAAGTAGAAGTATATTCTGATGGATATAACATTCTATAATTTTTATATCTATTCTTATATAAAGATCTTGGAGATTCTGTTCTACTACCTTCTCCAACAATATAATTCATCCATCCATCAAAAAACTCAATAACATCATAAGATCTATCAACATAGAAAGTCAAATCAATAGAATCATCATATATTCTTCTATATGCCATTTTTTCTGTCACACCATGATAGTCATTAGTTACTTCATGAGTTGCCAATGATGATCCGGGTAGAGATGCTTCGGCACATAAAAGTTGAATATTTTCTATAACTCCATTATAGTTCTTAGAAAGTCTATAATCTGAATTTAAAAATGTCTGCAGTGGTCCCTTTGTACCAATGGTTAATTGATACAATGATGTTTGAGCAACATTTAAAAGTCTAGATTTTATAAAATCAACAGAAAGTCTTTTTGGTGAAACAATACCAGACATTTATAAATGTTGAGAGATTTATTATATATTTATGAGAGGAGAAAAAAAATATCTTCAAAGAAGACAAACTTGGTCTATAAATAAATAAAAACCAATTATAAATGTCTCATATTCTACAAAAAATTGAGATGATTAATCCTCTTGCGATTGAGGAGAATTTCTGATGCCTGTTTTTAAAGGAACTAATGGACAAGGAAATGTTATTAATTGGACTTCCCAAGGTGGAAAAAAACAAAATACCATTTTCGCAACAGAATTCACATCAGAAACAAAAAGAACGGCAATATACATTGTAGAAAATGCTCCATTAAATATTGGAGGAAGAACACTAGTAGCATTTTATGATCCAGGAAAACCAATAACACTAACAAATGATGGAAAAAATTATGATGTAAATTTGCAAAAAATAATAACTACAGATACAGATTTTAAAAATACAATTACATCACAAACAAGATATCATGTAACTAGTGGTCTTACAATAAAAAATCCAGATGGAACTATAGGATCAAGTCCATCAGCATCTCAGGTAAATAGTTTATTAGGGATATCAAATCCTCCAGCTACACAACCACCTGCTCCAGACCCACAAAGTCCAGATCCAACTCAAGATCCAACTCAAGATCCGACCCAAGATCCATCTACACTAGCATCAACTGTAGATCCAAATGCCGATCAAGGTCTTCAATCTCTATCTACACTAACTGCTGAAGAAGGTACAGGAGAATATTCTGGACCAACGAGATCTTATAGATACCCATTAAATCCTGATCCAAGTAATGACTATGATTATTTGAAAATAACTGTATTAAAATATGTTAGATCAGGATTTCCTACTGGAACTGATAATTTTTCTCCAGAAAGTGTAAACACAAGAATAACAGAAAGTATTGCAAATGTAATTTTGCCAATGCAACCAAATATATCAGATTCAAATTCTGTTGACTGGGCATCTGATGAACTCAATCCTTTACAAGCTAGATTTGGTGGGATTGCAATGAACGCGATTACTCAAGCTGGAAATGATGTGGGAGGAGCTTTGAGAAATTTTGGCCAAGACATCTATAATGCAATTGGCGATTTGGCAAATAATCAAGAAATGTCATCATTTATTTCTGCATATTTTGCTGGTCAAGCAGTTGGTGCAAATCTTCTAACAAGAGGAACTGGAATGGTTGTAAATCCTAACTTAGAACTTTTGTTTAGAGGACCTAGACTCAGAACATTTAGATATAGTTATAGACTCACTCCAAGAGAAAAGAAAGAAGCAGAGCAAATTAAAGGAATTATAACATTATTCAAAAGAGAAATGGCAATAAAAAGGACAGCAAATAAAATGTTCTTAACAACACCAAATGTTTTTAAACTTCAATATTTGTATAAAGGTTCACAACCACATCCATATCTAAACATTATTAAACCCTGCGCACTCACAAATTTTAATGTGAACTACACTCCTGATGGAACATACATGACATATGCGGATGGAGGATCTATGACATCTTATCAAATTGATCTAGAATTTTCCGAGTTAGAACCAATTTATAAGGATGATTATGATGACGAAGATTCCAAGAAATCAATGGGATACTAAAAATGACTAAACCATACTTCAGACAAGTACCTAATTTTTCATATGTCAATCGTAATCTGGATGCACAGATAACAGATTTTACTAATGTAAAAAATTTATTTAAACGAGCAAAACTCAGAGAAGACATCTTTGGAAACCTTGCATTCTTCACCAAATACAAAATTGTAGGTGATGAGAGACCTGATAATGTTGCAAATAAAATTTACGAAGACTCAACTTTAGATTGGGTAGTTCTGCTGTCCAATAATATCTTGAATGTACAATCAGAGTGGCCATTAACTCAAGTATCTTTTGATAAGATTATGCTTGAAAAATATGGATCATATGAAAATCTATATTCAGGTATTCATCACTATCAAACTCAAAAACTTTCAGATTCGAATGGAATTACTTTAATTCCAGAAGGTCTTAGAATGCCAAATCAATGGAAAACAAATGGAAACTTTGTAGAAATTAATAACTCAAAAATCAGTCAGATATTTTCTGGTAATGGCCAAATTCCTTCAACTACGGTGACTGTTACCATGAGCAATGGTATTCAAGGTCTACAAGTAGGATCAGAAGTGACAATCAATAATATATCAGAGAGAGTATATAACGGAAGATACAGGGTAACTTCAGTTTATATTCCTTTTGATGATGGATCTGCAAGATCATTTACATATGAATTACCTTCCACTCCAACTGTTGCAAGTCCAACAATGAGTACAAGTAAACAGGAGGAAGCACTTTTTACTATTGAGAACGGCCAATTCACAGGAAACTCATACTACTATGAATACTATGATTCTGGACTAGAATCTTTAGTGCAAATACCATCAACTTCTTTCTTAGTTCCTGTCACAAATTATGAATATGAGTCTCAAATTGAAGATAGAAAAAGAAACATATATGTACTAAAACCAAGATACCTGAATGTAATCTTCAATGATCTTGAAGATCTGATGGAATACAAAAAAGGTGGAACTCAATATGTAAGTTCCACCTTGAAGAAAGGAGATAATATTAGACTATTTGAGTAATCAGTCGTCTACAAGTTTCTGGAAGTATGAAAGAGCATCATCTTCATCTTCATCTCCAGAAGAAAGATTATTAAGTTCTTTCTTTAGATTTTCAGGAACAGGAGCACTCTTACTCTTACGATAAGACTCTTCAAGTTCTTGCATTACATTCTCTTCATAAGATTGACGAGGGGTATAAGATTCATACTCCTCCTCTTCATCAGCAGATGCAGACTTTGGCGCTACTTTACCAACACCTAGAACATAGTTCAAACGCTTTTCAAGTTCTTCATAAGACTTGAACTGATCAGGTGCAACAATTGCAGACAATGAATATTCTTTTTTCCAGACTGCTTCTAGAGCATCATCATCTTCCAGTAGAGGTGAGACAGGAGCAAAATCAGATTTATCATAATTCCAGTAACCATCCTTCTTGACCAATTTAAGACGGAAGTTTGCTCCCTGCCAGAAGTCAAAAGGATTGATAGGAGTCTCGTCCTCAAACTCAGGTTGCATTGCTTCCATGATCTTATCAAAGATCTTCTTACCATACTTAAACAGGAAGACTTTACCTTCGTTTTGTGGATTTGCAGGATCTTTTACAACGTAGATATTGCTGTAATAAGACAGTTTACGCTTCTGCTTACGAACGGTTTCTTTATCAGCATCATGACCACTATTCCAGAGTTCACGATTGTGCTCAGAAACAGGATCTTTTTGACCAATCGTAGTCAGAGAGTTTTCAATATACCATCCACCAGGACCTTGGAATCCATGAGAAAACATTTTAGTCCAAGGAATATCTTCACCTTCTGGTGCAGGAAGAAATCGAATTACTGCAGATCCTACGCCATCTTTACCCATTGTCGGTTTCCAGAAACGATCATCTGCAGAACTGGAACCGTTGCTATTCATTTTTTCAACTTCTTTCACCAATTTTTCGGTGAGAGAACCAAATTTAGATTGCTTTTTAAGAGATTCGAAAGACATTAGATTTTTTTCGTATTTGGCCTGTGGACAACTTTATCACTCTAGGTGAAGGGATGCCAAGCCCGAACTTTCTTATTATACTGGTTCCTCTGCGCCATGTCAAGCGGATAAATATTTTTACTCGTATATTAAAGGATGGAAAATGCCGCGTGATTCAAAGTATCATCAGGGATTTTTTCACCCACAAAATCCAGAAAAATATATTGGAAATCCAAAAAACATAGTGTATAGAAGTTCTTGGGAATTAAAGTTTATGCGATGGTGTGATAGAACACCTAGTGTATTAAGATATGGATCAGAAGAATTTTTTGTTCCGTATTTTAACCCAGTGAAAAATAAAGTTTGTAGATACTTTCCTGATTTTATTATTGAGGTGCTAGAAAACGATAATAAAGTGAGAAAATATATTATAGAAATAAAACCAAAAAGACAGACTGTACCCCCAATAAAAGGAAATAAAAAACAACAAACATATATCAATGAAGTTAAAACCTATGCAATCAATCAAGCAAAATGGAAATCCATTCAAGAATGGTGTGACGATCGCATGATAGGATTTAAAATTATTACAGAGTCGGAATTAGGAATCAAGTAATGGCAGAAGGTTTTGGTAAAAATATTAAGGAATCATCACCAAGAGTACAACAACTCAAAAAAAGAATAAAAGGAATTACAGATCCAGATTTAATTATGATGGAAATACTTAGTATTTTTAGAGAAACTGAATTTATACCTAAGGTTGGAAAATATTATACTTTTATATATCTTGCAAAGACATCAGATATTACCTTTGATGTTCATCCATTAATTGCTTGTATTGATGTTCAAAAATGGGGATTTATTGGATTAAACTTTCATTGGGGAACAATAAAAAATTACACATGGCAAGAAGTCGCTGGACCATTACATGTTATAAAAAATGATGAGATTAATTATTTACGTACCGTTCCTTATGCTAGATTTTTGAATAAACCGTAGATCTTTTTATTCTAAAAATCTGAACCTTTTTCATCAATCTTTTGTCGCATTGCCTCCAGCATCTTACTCATATTATTGAAAATAATATTCATATCAACATTTGGAGGAAGTCCCATCATTGATGCCGACTCAGCAATACGATTTTTCATTTCCTGAGCTTCAGGATCATCAGATAAACTCAAACGAGTATAAAGCACCTTTTGTTTATTCAATAGTTTGTCTAAGAGTTCTACATGAGATAATTTTTGCTCTTTAGACATACGAGGAAACTCAAAAACATTTTTGTAGATTTCCTCTTGCATTTCAGATATTTCAGCCATCTCTGCACGGACGACTTCAGATTTAAAGAAACTCATTGATCTCCCAGAACAACATTTTTAAGGATTGTCTTGTAACGCTGCACATCAATATTTAGAAAAGGAGAATACTTTTTGATCTTTTTACTGACAGATTCCCATACAGGATCTTGGAGTTTCTTATCAAAATGTTTACCGAACAGGAAAATTTTATCATAAATCACCATTGTTTCGGGGCTAATTTTACCGCTCAGGAAACTTTTAAGAATTACTGGATGACCTTTAGAACAGTCAAATACATCATCGACTTTTTTGTTCTCGAATAAACTTTGAGTTTCTTCTTTGAAGACATAAGATAGTGATTGATTTCTTTTCTTCCATTGCTCGTATCTACTTTCACCTTCACGTATCATTTCTCCTATCCAAAGTTTACTTGGATCAGTGCAGGTGATGAAGTTTGATACAAAGAATTCAACAACTTCTTGATCTGTCTTTTGTCTTGCAATCTTCTCAAACCAAAATCTGTCCTTCCGTTTGTAGAAAGATTGCACTGTAGCACGACTTTTACCACAATACTTATGATAGTCATAACTATCTTTAGTAAAGTGATTCTTTAAGGCAAGATATTGCCTATAAGCATCAACGGGCATCATTCAAAAAATCAATTTTGCACGGGAAGTTTTCTTTAGAAAGTTAAGTTCCATTGCTTCATATTTAATCTTTTCCTTCAGTGGTTTTGAAATCAACTTAGGAACCGATTCTACATCAATGTTATTCTTCTCACAAAAGTAAACAATCGCATCGATATAGTTCATATCTTCATTTGTTTGCACTAAAGATTCAATCTCCTGTGCAAAACGAGAAGGGCAGAAAAATTTACTTTCTAATACCTTTTCTAACTCATTCTCCATTTGACCCAGTATTGTGATGTACAAATTCTTTAATATAACGAACTAATAACTTAATATAATCGTCTTTGTTTCTTTTGTCAAACACTTTTACTTCTCCACCAGGAGTGACCATCAATGTAATAAGTTTTTTAACTACTTTACCTGTAAGTTCATAATACGCAGCCGCATAGAATGTTTCTTGAACAAAGTAATTTTCAATCCACTCTTCGGGTTTAATTTTTTCAGATGTCTTAAAGTCAATAACAGCAAGTTCTCCATCATACTCTGCAATACAATCGACTCTACCAGCTAGACCTAAGTATTCTGAATAGAGTGTTCTTTCGATCGCATGGATATTATTTATCTTATCTAGATATGGTTTTGCATGAAAGAACATATGTTTTGTCAGGAGTTGATAATCATCCCAGTTTAATTCCTTGTTTTCAAGGTAATCTTGACAAACTTGGTGAAAATCAGTTCCTCTTGCTGTTGCCTTTTTAGTGATACGATTTGCTTCTTCAATACCAACTCTTTGTCTCCACTTCACAAAGATTTGTCGATTATAAAATGAGGTAACTGAAGTAATAGAAGGAACCCAGTTACCATTCGGAAGATTATAAAGACGAATACTTTCTGTTGTTTTGCATTCTAATTCAATGTCACCCAGATAATTATGATGAATAAATGTCATAGATTCAATTCCGACTTTGCAATTAGATATTCCTTACATAGTCCTGAACGAACAATATCTTCAATACCAAATTCAATAACATCCATTGAAGGCATGACATTTAGAATTCTCATGAAATCGATAATGCCATTCTTTTCCGCAGTTTTTACGAGGTCAGATTGTGTTGCATCACCACAGAACATAATCTTAGAATCTTCACCAACACGAGTGATGATTGAATCCAACTCATGGAAATTTAAATTCTGAAACTCATCAACAATGATGATACAATTGTCAAGTGTTGTACCGCGAATAAAAGAAGTACTCCAGAAACTAATCGTTCCTTGTGTTTTTAGATTGCCATAGAGCATCTCAAATGCAGAGTCATCTGGCATTTCAAACATGTACTTTACCATATTCTTATACGGAATCTGATAAAGAGAAGATTTATCTTCATGATCTCCAGGAAGAAATCCAATTTCTCTTGTAGCTACAAGAGAACGAACGATATAAATTTTTTCGTAAGGAGTTTTTTCATCCAATACATCTTTCAATGCATTATAGAGAGTGATGAATGTCTTACCTGTACCAGCAGCACCATATGCAACGATGTTCTGATCTTTCTTATAAGATTGAAATAGCAATTCTTGATTATTTGTGAGAGGTTCAACTGTCCTCATCAAATCAAGACTGATTGGCTTTTTCCTTTTCATTTGTCGATTACTCATTCCAAAAGGAACAGGATTTTGAGGAGTGTTTCTTTTCTTAGCAGGCATATTTTATCAAATTGGTTTTACAGTTGATCCGGGTGCTTTTGATGCTTTTCTTAAAACATCATTCCATCCAGGATGAGATTTCTTAAGACGATCATATACTTCTCCAATCTCTCCTGCTGCCGGGCAAGTTGTAGGATCAGACCAATCTCTTTCCCATTTTGGATTGTCCTGTTTCCATTGGTCCCAATCATGGACACTCATTGTCACTTCTTTCTGTTCGCCAGTTTCTTTATTAACTACAGGATATGTGGGCAATTTAAACCTCCATTTTATATGCAGATATTTATTCAATAGTAATGGAAGGTGCATCAGGACACTCAGAACATCCTTCACGAGTCCAACCAAGTGCTTCAGATACAGCAGGGAACTGACAGGTAAAGATACAACGTACCAGTTCTGCAATCTCCATATGTTCTTTCTGTGTACCGTGTGCTGAACGAAGATCAATGTAGTGGATCCATGACCTTACAGAGCCAGTCATATAGAGGCGTGTGGGCGTGGCCAGAGGCAGTACAAACCTTGCACACTCCTTTGCCACTCCTTTCTCCAGGAGGCGATTGTAGAGGCGTAGAGAGTGCTCAAAATGAACACGGATGTCTTCTGTCAGAGTCAGACGCAGATAGTCAGGAATATCATCGATTGAGTTCTGACGGTTCTTATCATCCTGACGACGAAGTTCAGGAAGAGGAATAGTTTTGTTTAGAAGATTTGTATCAGCATATCGTTGAGAAAATTCTTGATATGTAAAAGACCTATGACGCAAGATCTGGGCTGCAATACCACGAGTAGTATTAATCTCAACAGTCATACTTGCCTGTTCGAAGATTGACCAGTGTTGATGTTGAATACAATATTTCAGAAGTCCAGAGAACTTTTCGTTTTCTTGATTAGCAGGATTACTTACCCTAGCACAATATGCCATGTGCTTCTCTGCATCTGGCGTAACACTAATGAGTTTTACTTCTGGTTTCATAAACTCAAACTCATCAATCTGCGTATCCATCGTCATCTCCGTCATAAAATACTTCGTCGTAATCAGTAATGTGTTGTGAAATCTCTTCGTAGTTCATTTTATAAGAATCTACATCAGAATAAACTTCTGACTTTAGACATTCTACCAGAGACTCAAGGTTTTTGACAATCAGCTTAAGCTTTTCTCTATCCATCTTTATGAACCTCAACAAAGGTAATTATACATAAAAAAAAGAGGAGTGTCAAGACCCCTCTGACTTAAACATTTTTTCAAACCATTCCACTAGATGAATGCGGTAACAAGACCAGTATCGACATCCTCTATATGTTAAAAGATAACAAGCAGGCCCTCTACTGTCCTTATCCATATCATCATAATGGTAATGGTAATTTTCCATTACTTGTTTAGCAATAGAACTTCAAAATAAATTAGATAAATGAATGCTGTCGATGCACAAGTAATAGCTGCAATCGTAGCAATCACTTACCTGCTCCTGCGTTCACAAGCAGTGCTTGATAACGACGTTGCTCTTTTTGCTTTTGCTCTTTAATGAGTTGAAGCACATTAAGTTTCTTCATCACTTATGTCCCTCCTTAGTAAACTTAACACCACGATATGTTTCGTTGTACTGTTGGGGTTGTTGCATCATTTGCTGTTGATACTCCAGACGCTTCTGGGTATCATATTCGATGCCACGATATACTACTTTTGCCATTGTTTTGCTCCAAAGAAATGAGATTTTTAGGCCCCGTTCCTTCGGGCGGTTTGCGTTCGCTATTTGCGAATAGCGAATGAACGATCCGTTCCGCCGTCCTACTTGCGTCCAGTTACCTGGATGAACGTAAGGTCATTATAGACCTGCTATCATATCTATGCAAGTATGTTTGTAAAATGTTATACCAATTTTATTATTTCTTAATCTTGGTTCTTTCTATCGTATTGATGCCACTTACACCAACCATCAGGAGATATCTTTCCACTTACAGCAGTGCAAGCATTAGGTGGTCTCCACATATTGCAGTTAGAACACTTCTCATTTCCTTTTGGTTCGTTAATATAACCTGCAGTTTTTTTTGAAGATTTCTCTTCTTCGGATAAAAACTCTTGAAAGGATTTCATCAGTCTCTCTGTCTCCAATCTTCGGGTTTATCTCCAGTAAAGAAGTCAATAATATCATCAGGACTATCAAATCTATTTCTATGATTGGAAGGATCGGGATCTCCCAAATCTAAAGCATTCATAAATCCATCAAGACTATCTTCAGTCATATTAGGATTAGCAGCACGGCGTCTTGCTTGCCTAAGAATTGTTGCAGCAGAACGATTTGATTTGGCAAGTTTTTCTGCCCAAATCATATCACTCAACTCTACAGGTTCACTTTTTGCAATACGTTCACAGATTGCTTCAAGTCGCAAACGATATTGAGTAGAGAGCATATACTTCTCCAGATATAGTGTATTTAGTTACCGCTCAATGTAACTGAGTGTGTGGTCTTGGGCACAAAGTTGGTGAATGATGATATCGCAACCAATCTTAGGATTACAATCACCACAAGTATAAACATCAACTGCCGCCTTACCTTCCTCAGGCCAAGTATGAATGCTAATATGACTTTCGGACAACAAGCAAATCACAGTAACACCTTGTGGTTCAAACTTCTTTGAGATAGTCTGAACCACAGTGGCACCACTTGCAGCTGCTGCGTTTTCTAATAAGTCAATAAGACAACGCTCGTCGTCCAGAAGAACAAACGAGCATCCATATAAATTTAGAAGATAATGTTTTCCCATTATTCAATTGCTTCAGGGTCTATCCCGTATTGGTTGATTAGTTTATCTATTTTTGTTTCTTGTCCAGAAAGTTTTTCAATTTCAAAAATAGATGATTTTTGATATTTTTTAAGTTTCTTATATTCTTTGATAAGTTTATTTACTTCTCTATTTTTAATATAAAGTCTAAATTGCTTGTCATCTGCTGATTCAGCAAATCCCTTAAAACCTTCACTCATCTTTTTTTCTTTTTCTCAGGTTGTTTATATCCCCAAAGTTTAGGGTTCACTCTACCATATCCAAAATCAATTTTTTGAACTGCTCCAGGACCATACTTATCGTAGTACATGTCAAATAGATTTACTCTCTTTGCAGTTCTAGTTAAATCAATATGCTTTTCTCCATCAACAATATACCAAATTAAATAAGCATCGCTTGGAAATGAAGGATCTTTTGCTTTAGATAAAGTTGTTTTTTCTAGAAGAATCTCACAACCATATTCATGTGGCAGAACAAGTTTTTGATTTTCTGAGTATTCTGCCATCTTTACATCTTCTCCAACAACTACGGTCATGAACGGCCACCCCATTGAATATCAGGATATGCTTCTTTGACATTTTCGAAACTTATCTTATATTTATCGGTCAGTTTCTTGTCTTTTGTAAGAATTAATACTTCTGCTTCTTTAGGATGAAGTCCTGTGAGAAGATTAATAAACATCATTTCACGACGAATAGTATTAAGTCCAGCATTACCACCTTTTACATAGTGATAAAGATTTTGGTATTCTCTACGAAGAGAAGTTCTACCTCTACCATCAAGATCTTGACCTGTGGCAGATTCTCCTCCGGCAGCTTCCATTCTCAAATTATCTGATAGAGTTCCCGAATAAACAGATTGCTCCTCTGCATTTGCATAAGGAACATCACCTTCTGGAAGAAGACTAATTACACTCTCATCAAAGTTCCAGATAAAGATTGTTTTAAGCGAGTCGTGCTCATAAGTTTTGAGCACCTCTACTTTCTTTGCATTAGATCTTTGCTTTGATGCAAGATCTAGAATTTCATAAACAAAAGGATTTATAGGAAGGGACTCAATTGTGTTTTCAGTCGTTGTCTTCCTCTTCCTCGTCGTAGTCGTATTCGAAGTCATTTTCAAATCTCACTGCTAAAATTTCGTCTGGTATTACATTCCCATTTGAATCAAACATCTCTGGGTGTGTGTAAACTGGTTGAGTTTGGTAGAAGTGTTCTTTTGCCAACCATCCTACTACTCCTCCTACAAAAAAGAACATGATTGAAACCAGTGTTCCTATGGTTAGAGTTACTGCTAGCATTTGTCTTCTCCAGAGAGTTTATTTTTTCCTTATATCAAAGTGAAAGTCGATAAAGAAATGAAACTCTCTTCGGAACAGAGAGATCATTTTACCAAACTTTACTTGAAAAGTTTTTGGTTTTTCTGATCTTCTCCTCCTATTGCGTAGTAATAACTCAACGCCCCGATTTATCTGGGGTTCACTGTTATTTAGTTTGCTTTTTCTTTCGTCCTGGTTTTTTGTCATGACTATATTTCCATGCATCTTCTAGGATGCCATACAAGTAGTTTCTGATTTTTCTTGCTTGTGGTTTTGGAATATGTCCATAACCTTCACGAAGTTGTTTGTGTATTTCATCAGAACCACCCTCAAGATAATCGTCAAGATCCATTACAAGATTACTTAATTCATTGGCCGTTGAACTTTCGATAAACTCATCAACTTCAACTTTTTTTGTTCCACGAACTTTTAGATAGTCATAAAACTTCAATACAAATTGTCCATTAAAAGCATAATCAATTGCTTTTTCAACATCATTATACACTTCGTGAAAATTGTTATCCATT